TTATGTATCGTCTTTGGGTGACAGTCCTGTTAATCTCATAAAATCATTATCTGAGAAGGCTGATAGGCTTACAAGTCCGAGATCTGTGTATGAGAATAATAAAGCTATTATTGATATGGCTAAATCCAATTTAGAACCAGATCAAAGGAAGGAACTTGATGATGCTATTTCTTCGTATGTTGATATAATGAACAGACGGGATAAAGGGGAGAAGGTTGACGAAGATAAGCTTGCTGATTCGGTATTTACCATAGAAGATCTTGGTCAGGTTGGAAACATCACAGATCTCCTTCCTTATATTGAACAAAACAGGATTATTGACAAAGGTCGTATTTCCGAATCTACGTTAAGTAATTTTGGAGAGGATGATGCTAATATAGATTCTCTTGTAAATGAATTAGACGAATCTGACAATACACCGGGAGCTAACATAGATAGCGCCCAGAATCCAGAGACGTTGATGGTTAGAAGAATATCCAACGATGGCAACGAAAGGTATGAAATTGCGGGTCTTAGAGCCGATAAATTTATATCTTCTATAAAATCATTGGTTCCTATTCAAATAAGCTCTGAAACGAACGCTAATGGCACTAAAAGGTATTCTCTTAATATAGGTGGAGAAACGGCTACTATAATTGAACTGCCTTATCATGCGAGATGGTCTATAGACAAAGAATCGGCTCGTGTTCTTAACCGTTACACAGACGTGTCTATTCAGGACGTGGGTAATTCCTATTCTTTGGTTTATAAGCGTCTTGATTCAGATGAATTGGTTCCGTACAGAACAGGTGTCGGATTCGGAGAGAATGAGGTAGATAAAATAGATCAGGAAGCATTATCTTCTTTGAAAAAAGGAGATAAGGTTAATCTCGAAATAGATGTAAATGATACCTATAATCAGTCTCTTTTTGCCGAATACAATGACGCTGTTCAGTCCGGCGATAAAAAAAGAATAGAATCTGCTGAGAATAAACTGGTATCCAATATGGTTATCAAGGTCATGAGTGGGAACAGATTCGTTTCTGTTGTAAAAGCTGATACAGGAGGCATAGATGGTATAAGTAAAATAAGAAGAACGGCTTTTAACAAGTGGAAGAAGGACGCCGGCCGGTCGGCTACCATCGGCGTCGGCACGCATGTTGTTGCCCAGACCCTTCCCGGAAGACCGGTGTTTAACATGAAGGTGAACGGTCAAGGATATGGCCAGGTAGAAAATCTCCCCATTACCGAAAAAGGTGCTGAAAAAGTATCTGATGTTGGATATGTATTAAATGGCAAAGTCGTGCTTAAGAACGGATCTAAATACACAGGCTTCCCATTTGCTTATTCTATATTAAATGACAAGGGGAATAATTACAAAAATGTAAGAGTTCCGGTAGTCGTCATCAAAGGTAAAAACGGTCTTAATTATCTTTTCCCAGTTAGCCTACGTTCTGTAGAATCAGAGGAAGGGCAGAAATGGATGTCTTTTATAGATATGTCGCTTGAATCTGGTGATTCTGAATTGCTACAGATGGGTCAAGATGACATACAAGATCTTAATGCGTATCTAACCAAGTTAGGTCTTGATCCGGCTTCGTATCAAGTATCGTATTTGAATCCTATTTCAGGGCTTAGAAAAGCTCGTGAGGCTATAGAAAAATTATCTACGGTTCCTGATGTTGTTAAGTGGGTAGAAGATGAAAGCAGGAATGTGAAAGACATTGTGACGTCTGAAGTAGAATCTGGAATAGATTTCGAAGGTGAGATGTTTGTCGCTCCTAAGATCAGGATTCAGTTTGGCAAATCATCTTCCAGACCTAAATCGCTTATAGAGGATGATCTTCCTTTCTCTGATGAGGGTAAGACCGTTACTTCTAAGGTAGAAGATGTGGAAGTTTATGAAGAGGAAATGCCAGAGGAAGGGGCTGCCCGGGAGACTCAGCCGGCGCCATTAGCTCAGCCGGCTCCTGCGGCACAAGCTACGCAGTCTTTACCTGGCAAGAAGCGTACCTCCAGGAAAAACTTCTCTCTTATGTTAAACGAAATAGAATCTCATATAGAAAAAGAAGGATTGCCGTCTTATGCTAATATTTTTGATTTTATAGCAAGGAAGATTGTAGGAGGTGATTTGAGGTTTCTTCGTGAGAGAGGTAATCCTAAAAGCCTTAAGGAAGAAATGGGATTAGAACCTAAAGGAACAGTAGGTGATAAAATATCCACTCCTTCCAGTAAAGGTGGTAAGACCTTAGAAGAATACGTTTCTTGGCTTCGTTCTCAAACAGATCAGGTGGTGGTTGATTATGTTGGGCCAAGATCTGACGAACAAATTATATCAGAGTTGAAAAACTTTTTGAAATATATTAATTTTGTTCCAAGCAAGGCTTTGAATTATTCTCTTAGAGTCAATGGCATGGATACCCTAAAAGAATATGGCACAAAAGAGGAAGTAGAAAAAATGGAATCTGATATCAATAGTTTGGTTTCTAAAGTTTTGCCTACGGTGGACAACCAAACTATAGAAGATGTTTCTACTGCAATAAAATCAAACAACTTGCCTGCCATATGGGAGCCCGTGGAAAGCCTTGATATGACAAACGAGGAAAAAATAGAGTTTTTGAATAACGTAGCAGATTTCCTTAGCGGCATACCAGAGTATGATGCTGTCGTGGAGTCTATAGAGTCAGAATCAGATAATATTTTAAATGATGGAAAAGAAGGAAGTGCAGAAGGCGGTGCAGTACGCACTGAGGAAGATGGCGATAAAAAGGGAGATGGAGAAGGCAAAGGACAATCCAGAACAAATGTCGAAGTTAAAGGAAATATCGAATTACCTGGATATGAAGAAGGAAGAGTAGATAACTATAGGAAGAACGGAGATAAGTTCTCTGACATTGCTGAAGTCACTTTATGGCTACTTAGAAGGGCTGCCGGCATAACCTCTATCCCGGAAGGAGAAGAGGTTTATGTAGAGGGAGATGAGGTTAATAGTATTATGACCGATATGGAATCAAGGTATGGTATAGACACCGTCAATCACTCGCATACGACTAAGGCTATAAGGGATCTTAACGGCGTATCAGGTTATAAAGTAGAATACGGCTTAACCTTTTTGACATACGATCCTTTTATTAGGATATCCAATCCAAGGGAAGAATATAAGGCTGCGAAAGACGAGCCTCGTATATCCGAAGAACCTCTTACTCACATATCAAGGGTGACAACCCCTTATTTCCTGTACGGCGGTGATGAAGCATATACATCTGTTCCGGCTAAGGTAGAACCTATACCGGAGAAGATAATGGGTTGTAATGGCATTAAATTTGGTATGAGTGTAGTCGAGTTAACCAAATTAGGGTACAAAAAAGCTGGTGGAAACTGGATATATAAATCCTATATGAACTCAGGTGTGTATGATTTGTATAATATCAGTACCGGTGAAGCGTTTAGGGCAAAACCGGATCTTGGAGTTAAGATAAGTTCCAGTGCATTCATCCGCTCTTTATCTCAATCTGGTAGAAAAATACAAAATATGATGAGTAATATGAGCCAGGAAGAGATAGACAGGAATAAGAATCTCGTAGAAGGTTCTGATAATTCGGATTCGATAAATGAGTTAAATAAGGAGTGTTGAGTATGAGAAGGAGATTTTTTAATGCTGCGGATAATTTCGTGGGAGGATGTTATAATAAGTTATCCAATGAAGATATAAAAAGGCTTGGAGGAAAAAGACCTTATGTATGTCAGTTTAATAAAATTCATATACATATAGGACCTGTATTAAAAGATCATGATTCTGATGTTAGTTACATAATGTTTAATAGTAATTGGAATTATGGTGGTTATGAATCTATGGTTTATAATCATAGCAATAATGGTATTTTTATATTAGGTGAAAACAAAATTGGTAACATAGAAGATCATATACAAGATCTAACATATTGGTACGAATATGATCCAAGCATTAATGAAAATTATTGTTATTTTTATTATGAGGCTAATAACAGCGGAAATGCTATCAAGTTGAATGGTGAGTTTGGTGATACCAGTACTGTTTTCAACATTCCCAGCTTGGAAGTCACCACTCTTCGTGATGGCAGTTTGAGTTTTCCGGAGATTTATATAGAAGGAATTTGGGATCCGTCATTGTATAAGTCGGTTTTATAATTAACTTTGCAAAAAAGTTAATTACAATGGGTGTCAAATGTCAGATAGAAAAAAAGGAAAATGAAATAAAACGGGTTAAGGCTCCTAACGGGGAGCCTTCCGTTCTTTACGAAAGTGCTTTAAAAGTATTAGGAAACAGCGAGCGGGCCCTTCAGGTATGGGCTAAGGCTTACACTCCTGGTTTTTTGTCGTATTATGGTCATTGGAATAACCCGGCTCCAGGGGAGATGTTTAATACCGATCCCAATGGCGAACCTCTTTTAGAAGACGTGCTGTCGTATATGAAGCGTCAGACTTATTTTGCTGATCCTTTAACGGCTCAGGACATTAAGGATGTAAGGGATTTCCTTTTGTCTACTCATTATTTTTTTAATGCGTCTTCATTGTCTAATGCTATTCTCTTCGATTTTTATGTAGATGGCAGTTTGATACTGAATGAGCAGAAATTAAGGAGATCCGGTTTGTATGATGAAACAGAGATAAGTCGTATTTTATCCGATCCTTCTGTTTTAAATGAGGTTTCGACTTCCATGAGAAAGTTAATAGATTATTCTATTAACGAACATGATAGGGAAAAGGATAATTATTTTATGTCTGTTGACTATCAGTATGGTCCTATTGTTTACAAGGAGGGAGTGTTTAACCAATTTGGTAAAAAAGTACCATATAATCCTTCTGAGCTTTATTGGGCTATGGGCAAAACAGTAGCCGGCATAAAAAACTTTTCTGAATTTTCATCTGCTTTTGAATCGTTGAGAAACTCATACCCTGAACTGGTTGAGAAATTCGTTTCTGATAAAGAATTTGCCGAATCTATGTTTGATGAGTTCTCATCTACGAATAAGATTCCGGTAATAAACATAGAAGGGGATGATGTGGTAGAAGGCAAGAGAAGATCCTTGTCTAAGCTACAAGATCTGTCTTATTACAATCCTGGCAAAATAGAGTTCCTAAGAGCTCGTATATCAGCTTATTTACATAGGGCTAATGCCGACACCGAATCCGACTTAAGAAGCATGATATGGGATATAGAAGAGGCTTGTACGTGGTTTGGCATAGATATAATAGGGACATCGGAAACTTATGATGGCACAGAAGAATCTTTGAATAAGATAGATAATTTGATGCTGGATCTTGATATTTATGTGGCCAGGCATAATGATGTAAATTATGCTCCAACGCTGGCATCTTCTATAGATGATATTCTTGGTGATAGCACAGATTATTATTTTGGATTATTACCGGAGTATATGGATAATTTGAATATCGTTTATTCTGAATCCGATATAGACCCAGTAGAGGCATTTGAGAAACATTCATTGCTTAAGGTAGGAGATAATCTATATCAAAGGATCAGCAAAGATGATCTTAACGAGATGTATCAAATATCAACAGTATTAGCCAAGCACAACCTAACTCATTTTTCTACTAAAATATATCCTGAATCTTGTTTTAAGAACGGCGTTTTGGATAAAGAGAAAGTACGGAACGTAGATAATAATACGCTCATGGATTCCATTAAAAAATACGTCAGATCGTTCATGGATTCTCAAAACACAGAGGACATGATAATGACCAGGATGGCGTTTGGGCACCCGGCGGTACTTGACATTTCTTACGCGGATATGGATCGGGAGTATAGTCGATACATGAACAAAAAACAAGATAGCGAAAACCCATTATCCTTATTCGATTTATACCAATCTTACCTTGACAACAAACTCCATAAAACAAAATTATATGATAATGCCTATAAGTATCTTGACTTCAAACCTGGTCCATCTTTGGGCCTTATTTCTGATGATCCTGATATTCTGAAATCAATAGAATTATCTTTATCTGGAAAAGACAGGTTGATGTTGTTTGATTATAGCATGACCAGCACCGATCCTTCTTTATCAAAATTGTTTTATTTGGATAGGTATGACCCTTCGTATGCCGATAATGATTTTGAACATTATTTTTACACCAGGCACCCGTATCTGTTAAAAGAAAAATCGGGTCCTAATATCGTAGAGCAAGATGGTGTTATAACAGCCGAAGGTATTTATGATAATTTTATAAGAGTAGGTAATAAGATATGGTCTAAAGTAAGCGAAAGTAGTTCCGGCTCTATCTACCAAAATCTGACAGGAACCGAATCGGAGGTGAAATACGATTCTACTCAGAAGGTTAAGACGGTAGAAACCGATTACGCTCCATACCAAAACAGATCTGGCCTGACGCAAGATATGATCGTAAGCAAGTCTGAATTGGATGATCTTAACAAATTAGAATGCAGGTAATTTTTGTATATATATATAGTTTTTTCATAGTTATAATTTGGGAAGTGAGGCTTGTGAAAGTCTCACTTTTCTCATATATGTACGTATATCAATAACATACAAGAAAAGTTAGATTTTCATTGTTTATGAATTATTTTTATTAAGTTTGCAATATTAGTTTCAGGAAGGGATTATGGAAATAAGGAAAAAGTAAGAACCGAACGTAACTAATAACAGTAGGAAATGAGAATCAGTACCATCAAACGTAACAACAGCATTCATCTTATGTATAAAAACATTATGAATGATTTAGGTCAATTAAGAACTGTAGTTTCAAAATCCTATATTTATAATCTGATACAAAATCAAACCGGATTAAGTATCAGAACTATATCCCATGTCTTGAATCACACAAAAGAACAGGATACAGATTCTTTGTGAAAAGCATACATTTTCATACATTTGTGTGTTCTTTAGTTTTTAGATTTAAGTTTTTCATGGTATTAGTTTAGAGATCAGGGCTCGCAGTGATGCGGGCCCTGGTTTGATTTACAGCGCTTTACCCAAAATGGGAAAAGCGTAAGTTATTGATTGTAAAGTTTTCCACTTAAATGGGGAAAATTGCTCATTGTGTATTATTTTTCTATCTTTTCTGAAAATACTTCTCTTCTATAGGAAATAAACACACCTATATTCCACCTTACAATCATGATCTTTGTTACGTGCTTCATGCACGTATGTTTAACAATTAAATACTATAAAATTATGGGTGGTGATAAAATCGTCCTTTTAGATGGAGCCGGGGCTAACGGTGGTGGTGCAGCCACTAACGGTCTTCTTTCAATGATTCCCGGCATGTTTGCTAATTTGATAGGTGGTAATAAAATGGATCCGAATCTGGTGGCGGCTTTGATGAACGGTCGTAACAACCAGGACGGTTTCGGTGGGGCTAACGGTTGGTGGCTCTGGATAATTGTTTTGTTCTGGCTGTGGGGTGGACGCGGCTTCGGTAACGGTTTTGGAAATGGCGGTGATTGTTGTGCCAATGGTTTGCCGGCTCAGTTGAATAACGATTACGGTCGTGAACTTTTGATGCAGGCAATTCAAGGTAATCGTAGCGCCATAGATCAGATTGCTTCTGCTTTGAACTGTTCTACTACTCAACTTCAGAACGCTATCTGCAACGTACAGGGTGCTATTGATAAAGTAGCTGGTCAGGTAGGTATGACTTCTCAGGCTGTTATCAACGCAGTTCAACAACAAGGTTGTGAAATAGGAAATCAAATCAGCTCTTGCTGCTGCAATCTGAGTTCGTTGATCAATCAAAGCACTTGCCAGACTCAGGGAATGATTACTCAGCAAGGTTTTGATAACCAGCTTCGCACGTTGGAACAAACCAATATCTTGCAGAACGGTCTCAACCAAGGTCTGGCTAACAATCGTGAGCAAGCTACAAGCCAATTCAATATCTTGTCTGCGAAACTTGACGCCCAAACCGTTATGATCAACGACAAATTCTGTCAGTTGGAAATGAGGGAGATGCAGAACACTATTGCTCAACTTCGTGAAGAAAAAGCGGCTTTGACAGCTTCGGCATTATCTCAGCAACAAACCCAGAATATCGTTGGTCAATTACGCCCGACGGCCGTCCCAGCCTACCCCTCTTGTTCTCCTTACCAGGCTTATTCTTGGGGACAGGTATTCGGAGGAGGTTACTGCAATAACGGATGTGGATGTAACAACGGATGTTGCAATAACAACGCTGCTGTCTGATTTTATTAAGAGAGGAGGCTAATATGGCTTGTGTTTCTAAAATAGGATCGTTGTATGAGATGGTTACGAAGAATGTTATTGTCAGTACGACAAATACAATCTTCGGTATTAACCCACGGGCTTGGATCGCCCTTCCGTGTGAGGGTCTTATCCTTCTTAAGATAAGGCAAGTAGTCCCCACAGCCGGAAGTGCTCTACCGGTACAGATTGCGGTCCCGGCAAACAGCACAGTTTCAACAGTAGGAGCCGACACCTGTTGCTCGGTTACGGGAGTGAATGTCGTGAACCCTATTAACGTAGCTGTAACGGGTGCTGCTATGGTAAATGGCACAGAACGCCTTCTGTACTTCAATAAAGTTCGTGGCGTGTTAAGATTAATGGATTGCTGTGTTCCAGTAGCGGCAGCCCAGGCGTCTGAAGTTAAAGCAGGTAAATGATTTCAGTAGGGTGATGGAGATCATCACCCTATTTTCACCTAAATAATATTTTGATCATGTTTTCAGATTTGAAGAAGGGGTTTCAGGTACATACCCTTGATACTAATACAGTACCTAAATACGAATTGGGAAAGGTAGTAGCCGTATCCGAACCCAGGTATCTTCCTCCTCAGCCGGGTCAGTATCAGGCGATGCAGACCCGCGTGGTGGATCTGACGGTAGAGCTCACTGGCGAAACCAAGACCTATACGGTCCCGGAATCCCAGAATGTGGCTAAGGCTATGGGTATAACATTATCTACCAGCATAGATCCGATTATGAACGAACTGAATGCTATAAAAAGCACCAGTCAAGACATAATAGACAGCGTAGATACCCATCGTGCCAAGATAGAGGCTTGTGAATCTATATTAGAAGACATCAATCCGACATTCAAACAAACGAGAGAGCAGGATCGTAAAATAGCTGGTATAGAAAATAAGGTGAATGACCTTACTGATTCATTCGAAGATTTAAAGAAGTTAATTGTAGAACGTTTGAAATAAGTGTAATATGATAGTATATGATTTAAATTCAGGACACAGAGAATATCCTGGATATGACGAGATAGAAGACAGACGAGGTGGAGGCAGAGGCAGAAGCCGGCGTGCTGATGGAACGTACATGGAGTACGGACATGGGTTCCTTCCTCCTTATGATCATTACGGTATGCATGAGAAGATGAAGGAAATGGAAGAACGCGAAAACGAGCTGGAAGAAAGGGAAAGAAGGCTTGAGGAGCGCGAACGTCGTCATGAAATGGAGGACCGGGAATACCGGAGGATGGGTTACGAATCCTACCCGACCGATTACTATGGAGACGACAGATACTACGGTGACGGACCTCAGATGCGTAGAGGTCGCGGACGTGGCAGAGGTCGTTCTTATTGAGGAGCAGACGCAGAGGATCCAGCTTATCAGAAATATGTAGATACTTACGGCTACCATTTTTCTAATGCTCTTGCTGATGAGGCGGTAAAGAAGATGGTCAACGTCGATGGATCCAAGAGGATCTGGAAGCAGCCGGAAATAAAAGATATTTTTGAAAAGTGCGGAGCGAAGAAGCCGGATAAAGCGACATGGGGCGATGTCCAATATGTCTTTGCAATGTACTATTCGGATGGTTTTCCGAAGGTCTTCAAATGTGAGAACGAGTTGGTGAAAGCTACGTTAATGTATTTGGATGATCCGGATGCTCCCGAAGGAGTAGCCTTTATAAGATGGCTTGCCGTGCAAGATTACCTCGGCGAAAAAATAAACTGGAAGGATCTGACCTGAGATCCAGGCCCAGGCCCTTCCGGTGGTGCGGGAGCCATAGTAAAAAATATGATTCCCGCATTCCCGTTTTTCCCGTTTGGAAAAAAAGGAATAAAAAAAATGTTATACCGGTCGGCGGGCAATAGAATACCCGTGGCCGGTTTGTTTCACATAACTTTTTTTTGACATGAATATAGCACACGAATCTAAATCGAATAAAACCCCATTGTATTTAATAGGAGAGTTGATTGGCGTACCGAATACGGTTATGGACTCAGCATTGCATGAACTGAGAGATAGAATAGACAAAGACCCTAAATATAAAGATGTTAAAAATTGGATCGAGTCTTTACCCAAGATCTGAACCTATTTTTTCAATACCAGGCCCGATGCGATTTTGACGTATCGGGTTTTTATTTTAATTTATATTGTTTTATTTTAAATCTAATTAATTCATGAATGTCGTACATTTGTTGAAAAACTATTCTATATGGAAAATAAGGAAGATTACGTTGGTTACGAAGATCAAGAACTGTGTAACCGGTATTACAAAGAGGCTGACGCCATGAGACAAAAGCAGGACTGGTCTCGGCTTAGGGCTGTCCCTGCTCCGGCCAAGGGAACGCCATCGCCCGGCTGGGGACAGCTTGGACGTGGAAATGATGTCCGTGTTAAGTACGTTAGCATCAATTCAGGATTAGGAGGGGGCCGATTATGACTGTAAAAGAATTGGCTAATAAAAGATACGGTGGCGAATTTGTTTTCATGTTTGGTTATCTTGAAAAGACCTTTAGAGGCAAGTTGTTCAAGAAAGCTTTTGAAAGAGCCCGTAGAGGAAAGGATATCAGTTCTTTTGAAAGACAGGAAAAAGAAAGTGGTTTCAATTTTCTACATAATCCTAATAATGGTCGTATGCAAAGCGGTCATATTATAACAGATGGAATTGGTCTGTTTAAACAAATAATTCATGAAAGGTAAAAAAGTTGATATTCGTTTAGGCAGAGGTCTGGCGAATCAGATTAAGATAAACAAAACCATCCCAGTGTCTCATAAACCAAAAGAAGAACGTCGAATGATGTTTATTTGTGGTGATGATATTGCTTCTCTTATAAAGCGGTTTGAAAACGAATCAAAGTAATATAAAGTAGGACATGTATCTTGTCCGATTTTTTTTATATATTTGTGGCATGGCAAGAGGTTATTATTGGATACCACAAACAGATGAAACGTTAAATGGCAGAAGCTATTACGTGGCTAAGATAGTAGGAGATATCACGTTTGATACTAAACGAAAAAGAATCGTATTTCAAGCTGATAGGTATTTCCCTGTAGGATCTGTTTTCCATTTTACGCACAATTGCTTCAACTATATCATAACTTGCCGACTTCGCAAGCCAGGGCTTTGGTTTGAAGCCAGGAGAGAAGATTCAGGCTCTATTTGCCCTGAAGATATTGAGCGCTTTGAATCGGGAAGGTTTATTCACCGAGATGGGTACATGCATTACATATAAGCTGAACTTGACGATTTTTCGTCAGATTATAATTTTTTTTTTCATATCATTTTTAAGCCATCAGACTGAGAAGTTGGATGGCTTTATTTTCTATGATATGCTTGATTTTTAACTACCTTTGTCTCATAACAAAAATGTTTTACTATGACATCAACGTGTATTATTAAAAGAGATAATAAAAAGAAAGTTGTTTCTGTCTCTACCAGATCAGGGGACAGGTCTATGTTGTTTGATAAAATAGCATCTATTCCCCTTATGGAGAACAGGGAACGAGCTACTACTGTTTTTAAAACCGTATTTTCCAACAAGTTCTTAAAGGCTTTTGGCGACTGGAGAAAGAGAGTGCCTATCAACAAACAGGCTTATAATAAGGTAAAATCTAACATCGGCCTTATTCCAGAGACCTATAGAGAAAGGGTGCTGGATGAGGCTTCTAAGATGAGCAACCCTGTTCTTGTGTCAAAATCAGATGCACCTTATGAAATCCGAGAATCGGGCTTTGGATTTTACAGCCAAGATCTGGGTGATAATATTATGTTGGTAGATGCTATGGTCCCGTCAAGTATTTCCGTACCGGAAGGACCGGGAATAGACGCAGGGCAGTATCTACAAGATGCTATATCTTCGGACTTCGCTCCCGTATCTATGGTACAGGATAAGGGTGTTAATTATATGGTTATAAAAGACGGTCTTAAGATATTTAGCCCAGAAGAGCTACCACAGACAGATTCTAATCCTGTGGGTGTAACGTATCAGACCGGAGAGCCTCGTTTGTTTTTCATGAACGATCGTAGTCAATTATTTGAAGATTACGGAGAAGCTCTTCGCTCTGGCGGGAATGATATCAGAATAGGGTTCTTATCCGGCACCGTTCAAGAATCTACCGGGGATGGCGTGGCAGACATTACTTACAAGGCTGGAAAGTATGTCCTTAACAACCCCAAATCTTTTATACCTGTTATGACCGCCTCTGCTTCCACTTCTTTATCAACAAAAGGTGGGATAATAAACTACCTTATAAAGAAAGGTCTTTTGTCCGGATCCAAGATATTCGATCCGGAAACAAGAAGCTATTATCTTACAGGAGAAGGACATGCAGGACAAATTAGACTTTTCAATTCAGCCTTATCCTACACCGAGCTCCGTAATCATTTTGGTTCAGATGTCTCCATGAATGATCAAGGCATGATAACCATAAATTCATTGGATAATAGTAAGGTGACTATGAGACTCGCCACCGGAGGAACAGAAAGAGTTAGCAAGGAGCGGATAAAGAGCGATCTTAAGTCTGGAAGATACAATGAATTGGATGCTAAATACGATCACTTTGATGCGCTTGTAGTTTCATTTATATTAGAAGACAATGATCTTTATGCTGATACTAAAGCTAAGATAGTATCGGATTATAGCCAAGAGGAACGTAATCAACGAAATTCTATTGTTGAGATACTGAAAACGCTTGGCGTTAGTGTCATAGGTATGACCGATTATATAGAGAAGTACCAAACTAAATACGGACACGAACCTTCTGCTAAGGCATTGGCGGATATTGCCAATAACGTAATAGCAGTCGGTGAAGATGCTACTTTGTCTGACTTAGTAGAAGAAACAGCACACTTTCTCGTAGAGGCGTACAGAGATCAGAATGCTGTTGAATCTGTTTTGCAAGATGTAGAAGGCACTGAAGAATGGAATCAGTATGCAGGTCAGTATTATAATACATACGGTAAGGTATATGAAGGATCCGAGCTTGATAATGCTGTTAGGAGAGAAATTCTTGGAAAGATCCTTGCCAGGGAGATGCAGACCGGCACAGCACAGGCGCCGGTAGAGCCCACCTCCTTCCTGGGGCGCGTCCGGCAGCTTCTCTCTGGAATTGTAAACTGGCTTAAATCAGCTTTATCAACCCAAAGACAGGATTTGAATAACGTTATTAAAAATATTCGTGATCTTGCTATTACCGACATAGATAAAGGATTTGATACTTCTCTTTTGAAGGATAATGATTTTACATTATATTCCCTTTCTTCTATGAAGAAGAACAAGTTTCTTGAGTCTAAGATCCGGGCATTGAGAAAAACGTTAAGAGACTTACGTCAGATAAGCTCTGATAGGGCTGTAACTACGTCTATGACCCTTGCCCAGCTTAAGACCATAGAAGATAAGATAAATAAAGTAGAGACCGAAATAGACAAGAATGAGATGGCGGCTGCCATGAACAGCATGATCTCTACAGCCGAAGCTCAGGTCAGATACTTAAGCAATGTGGTGAACACCATCCTTCATGGTGATACCAAAGACGGTAAGCTTCATTTCAATACCAATGATCGAAAGAACGTAGATATTATCAACAACCAGGTTCTTCCGATCATGAACGATCTTCGAGGATATATCCGTAACAGAAGTACCGAATTTGATGAGCGTGAAAAGCAGGATTATACAAATAGGATCAATACCGTCATTGCCGACATCAACGGTATTCAGTCTGATATTAAATCAGTACAAGATCTTGATGAAAGTACGTTGCTTGACAAGTTAATGAACGAACTTCATGTGCCGGCAGATAAGGTAAAGAGAGTAAAAGAGTTCTTTGATAAGGTTCAACACGATGTTTCTTGGATAAGTAGGTGGTTCGGTATATTAGAGCATTCTTCCAGCCCGTTCAACAACGCTCTTGGAGCTATGATTGCCAAAGACAATTACAATGCGATGGTGAATGCCCAGCCCGCCATATCCGACTTCCTGGCATATGCGAAAAAGCATGGTTTTAACAAATCTGAATTTGAAAAACTGCTTCAGAAAGTAGACGGAAAAACTTCTAATTACCTTCGTAGTGCTCTTGATATGGCTAAATACGATCGTAATAAGAAGCTGGCGCAGATGCGAGCGTTTGCGACTGCCATGAACATAGAGATATCAGAAGAAGAAATCAATGATGTGGTTGACAATAACCGTAATTACGTATTTAAAAGAGAAGTAGTTGACAAGGACGGAAATACGGTTACTGAGAACGCTAAATTTAAACCGTCGTCCGATAGGGTTAATACCGATATTTTTACTATCGAACAGGAAAAAATCTATACGGAACAGATGGAAAAATGGGATGCTGAAAATTCGGAACTGGAATTTAGCGAAAGTTATGCCACAAGAATGGAATCCATATACAAAAAGGCTGAAGAAGAATTAGGGCATCCAGTTTCTCAAACAACCAAAGAATACCTTAATGCTCTTTCTCGGCAGAAGCGGATATTGAGGCAGCCTTTTATTGATAGCAATGGTAATTTTGATGAGGTTGCTTACTATAAGAGTAGTAACTACGAAGAAGAAGGACTGCTTCGTAAACAACGTAAGGAAGCAGCTTCAGAATACATATATGTAGGAACCAGGAGAGTGGAAAAAACCGGCGACCAACTTAAGATGGCCAAAGAAATACAAGCTATAAATGAAGTTTGGAGAAAGGAATCAAATAATGTTACTAATGCCGTATCAGAATCGTTTTTGCAAAAATTGAGAACGATTCAGAACGAGTCAGGAGGGGAAGCTGCGCTGAAGACACTTATGTTGGGGGGGCACCTGTCATTCAACGATCGGTTTTGGAATGACGTAGAATCAGAACAATCGGCGCGTACCGAATCAAATAACAAGGCTTCGTATCTTAAAATGGCACAAGACATCATTAGTTCTACGACAAGCGATAGAGATGCGACTGACGTGGATTCTATTGTGAAAGATATAGAAAAAAATAAGGCTATTATCAAGGAAATAATCGGAAACAATCGCGATGTGGCTGATATCGGAGAAATTAACGAAGCAACATTTACCTCATCCGAAAGAGATGCTTTTAGGGCCGCATCTGAAGCTATTGAAGCCGATTACGCTATTTTGATAGATTATGCTAAGATGGTGGGTCTTGAAGATATTGATAAGTACCTTACTAAAAGCAGTAAGGCTGAAAACGAAGTAAATCAGTCTTATTTAAATGCTCTTGCTGACTCCAAGGAAGTGGAATGGAAGTTCGTACAACGTCATACTACGGCGAAGAAAGCAAAAAGGATTCAGGCTTTAAGGGATAAGCTGTTTAAGGCTGCTGATAACCGATATCTGTTTACCGTATCTGAAACCAACTACCTGTCAGAAAAGCTTGGAATAAGCAAAGAATTAGACGGTAGAGATTTCAGGAATGCTGTTAATACTAAGATGGCCAGCTTATTTTTAAATAATACAAGAGAAGAGGGTATAGAAGCTGACATAAAAGCAGGTATAGAAGAAGCTAATGCGATCGTTAATGAATTTGCCAGGAGCCAGGTCTTTTCGTACTATAAACGCATGGCACCTACCGGATATGCGGCTATGATTGGTAAAATAGGCCGCGGTGAGATAGATGTGGCGCAGATGGTTAAGGACGTACAAAACGGAACATCCACCCAAGATTATGGCATGGACATATCATACCTGTCTTTCGACCCTGCAAGGGCATGGGTGGCTGAATCTGAAGCCGAAAATAGCGGTCGTAACCCTGATTATGTAAAAGATCATGGGTATGGTCATCGTATGCCCAAGAAAAGCCTGTATCGTGATGAATCGTATTTCAATGACTTTGGTATCAAGTATGATGCTGACGGTAATGAGGTTGCTACTAAAAACGTAGAGCAATGGAATATGATTCAAAAACTTAAGGAAATAAAAAGACAATCCCTTTCCTTATACAAAGAGCAGAGCCCGAACCTGTATGCTATTCCACAGATATCCAAACAAGATATAGAACGTGTAGAAGGATTGGGTATCAACTTCAAAAATACGGTTCGTAATTTTGTATCAGATCTCTGTCTGGACAGAGTAGACGATTCTCTATACGGTAAAACCAGACAAGGGGAAGTATATGATCCAGAAGATAGGATTAGGTCTATACCTAAATACTACATATATGAATTAGAGAACCAAGATGACGTATCTCATGATTTTGGTTATTCTTATTCGATGCTTATGATGCAATCATCGTTATACAACGAAAAGCAGAAGTCTATAGAGCTTGCCCAAGGACTGGAGCAGATGTTACTGAATAAGCAATTTGAAGGCGGTAAGAAAGCCGAGGCAACTCAAGCATACCAGATGTTTAGAGACTTCTTTAATGACCATTATTATGGCATTAGGATGAACACCAAGAAACTTACGGTTAACATCGGTGGATACACGATAGATCTTACAAGAATTATGATGGCCGTTGAAAGATTTATGTCGGTCATGAACTTAGCGCTGTCCCCGTTTGTGGCAGCTACCGGCGCTCTGACAGGTCATATTAACCTCATCATGGAATCTGCCGTAGGACAATATATAAGCAAAGACTCCCTTAAATACGCATCGGCTGAGTTTTCTCGTCTTGCGCCATCTTGTATAGCAGAAACCGGAGACATAGATAGGAAAAGCAAATTATATGTCATAGGTGAGAGAATGGGGATATTCAATATCCGAAATCGTATGTATGGTGCCGGATACAATAGAGTGGCCAGGACCTTAATGCGTTCACCTATGTATGCTTTTATGGAAATCCTGAACTACCCTCTTGATCCGCAGGTTATGATTGCTACTATGGACAATGTTCGTTATTACAAAGGTCGGTTCTACACGTTCCAAGATTTCAAGATGGAAAAAGAACGCAATAAAGAACAGAGTACCATAAAAAGAGAATGGAATGCATTAAAAGATCGTACTTTATGGAGTATGGTAGACGTCGTGGATGGGAAGGTGGTTGTAAAGCCAGGATCGGGTGTTACTGTTGAGGAAGTTGAAACCCAGATGGCTATAACCAGGAATCAAGTCCGTAGCTTGTCGCAGATATGTAACGGATCTTTGAATGAAGAAAACCGAACTGCCGCATCGCGCAACTGGATAGCCAGGTTCATGACCGCCCACCGAGGATGGTTGGTGCTGGCGGCTCAACGTCTGTGGAAAAGACGTGGCTTCAATTTCCAAACAATGCAAGAAGAGGAAGGGTTGTCAATTACGTTAAAGAATATGATAGCCAAAACATTTAGCCTGGCTTCCGAGTCTGGTATGAAAAACATCATAGATGCCTGGAACGAAAATAAAGACAATATGGATGAGGTAGAAAAAACTAATCTCAAACGCCTCAGTGTCTATGCCGGCACGTTCCTTATCATGCAAGCCGTATCCATGCTTCTTGCCGGATGGCGTGATGATGATGAAAACGAAGAAAGTTGGCTTACTCAATTTGGATCTTACGTTGGATTCAGAACCATAAACGAAATAGCTTCACAGATGCCGTTTATTATGGAGCTTAACGTTGTAGATATCATTAACGACCCGTTTGTTATGGGAAGGAAGCTGAAGGATCTTACCGATCTTAGGAATTATTCACTTGATAAAGTAACATCCGGTACATACAAAGGAGAGTCTAAGCTATTTAGGCAACTCGCCAAACAGACGTTTATCAAACAATGGTATAATATCAAGACGCCGGAAGACGTAGCGCGCGCCTATAATTGGTGGCAGCAGACAAACAACAAGTCAATGATGTTCTTCATCGGCGCTACTCCTGATTCGGAAGGAGACGATGACGTTAGTTACAAATAGACGAGGAATATCGGACTTGCATTGTTTTTGTATGATTCCAATATGTTATATTAGCATCGTCAAAGAGTAGATTGTACGTTTTTTTGTTCTTACTTGAAAGATTATGTAGGTTTAATTTTTTCTGAAATTGTTTTCTTACCGGTTCTCAGTCAGAGATGATAGGGAACCGGTTTCTTTTATGTTGTCAATTATTGCTATCTTGCAAACAAAAATCATGAGACGAAGATTTCAAATAGGGATGGGGTAAATCCCTCGCTTATAATCAATAAAGGCATATACATCCAACATGTAGATGGAGGATTATATACAAAAGAAAATTGGTCTAATAAAGGATATTCCAATGATCTATGCAATGGAATAGCTCTTGTAGATAAAGTGTGTTTTGTTATAGCCACCGAATATATTGGCACATTTCGTTGGGGTAAGGATGGAGAAATAGACAATATATTTGCACAAGATAGTTCTCATATTGGAACTATTAAAAAGGATTATTGGGGGCGTGAAAATCAGAATGCGTATCTTGAATATGATACCAGTAATACAGATTACGCTTTTAATAAAGCTAATAGCTATTTATTTAAAAATGGTCAAAATGGATATGTAGGTGGCGCCGGAGAGTTTTTTTGATATCATTGTATGCTAATGAAATAAACGAATGCCTTTTAATGGTAGGAGGTACGATAATGAGTAATAGAATGTGGACATCCACTCGAAATACAAAATTTACCTATTCGTGGTATTATGATATAAACATCCAAGGAGATCATTTGGATACAGGTTCAAGGGGTAGTTCACATTATGTCCGCCCTTTTACTGAATTAATTTTATGAAATTATGAGAAGAAGATTTGAAAATATTAAGACAGTTGCCGGCGTCAAGATCCCTGTTTTTGCTTGTTCGATTTCGGCCCCTACAACCACATGGCGAAATCCTGTACCTACTCTTGGTTGTAGATACCGATCTAATGGAGCAACTATGGCGGCTTCCTATGTTTTAGATGAAATTAATAATAGCAAGGTATGTACGATGGGCGGTAATCCTATAAGTTGTACGATATCAAATTCTGGACAATATATCCAGGCTTACTTTAATGAAGGACAGGTAACAGGTGATATTATATTACAGTTTACGATTGGAGACGTTTTTTTATTATTTCTTTATTACAGAAGGATCCAATCAAGTACCTCAACTGAAATTAAGTCCAAGTACTCACCTTATTCATTCAATATATAAGATAAGTACAATTGGCAGCTTTGTCCCTATTGATACCTATGTAGAATTATAATAAAAGATATAAAAATAGTACTAAAATGTATTAGTATAAGATAAGACGGTTATTAATCATATATTACAATAATCCCCAACCGTACACCTATTGTATGGCCGGGGATTATTGTAGTTACCATCTTTTCTTGTAACAAGAATCCACTACCTTTACCTTTTCTTCTTTGTTCTTACCATAATTAAATTCATACGCATCTTCGAATGAATAAAAAACAGCATAATACGACACGCCAAACATATTATATTTTATTCTGTTTTTCCATTTCCCAAAAATGTTTTGATATTGGCACCAATATTCTATTTCCCCATTAGTTAATTTCCTTTCAAATATTCTAATAGGAACATGAAATAGATTCCTAAGCATTAGCTTTATGACCTTCCCTGTCTGTGAAAACTAAACCAATACCTTCTATAATATATCCTACTACAGGAGCTTTGTCAAATTCCTCCTTCGTAGCCCAAGTGGCATTATCAGGCATCAGATCCTTAAATGCATCCGAAACATCACCTTGGCACCAGCAGTTATTTGATACAACAATGCCTTTCCCTTCGATATTGATATACATTTTTCTTCCACCGCATCCAAGGCTGTTCCATCCGCTCGGTACGTTTTCCACCATAGGCTTAAGCACCCAGCTTTCACCGTCTATCCTAACCCATCCTGGATCGTCTTTGTGCTTGTCGTACATATTTTGCCAAAAAGAGCATTCGTAGCACCACCCCCTGTCTTCCATGACAGTTCTTATCTCACACCTTTCAAATCCATCTGCATCCATCGTGTGCGGAGAATGAGGCTGGTGAGGAGTGCCACATTTTGGACATACGAGTTTTAAATTATTTTCCATATTGTTTCACTTTTATGATCTTAATAGAATCTCCTATATTGTATTCCCCTTGGTATCCAACGAATTTTATAAGTCTATTACTGTTAAATATTGAAAATCCTCCGTCTTCACCATAATACATCACACGCCCACCCTGTAAAGGACGTAAATCATATATAACCCATCCGTTATTAACCTGACTATCATCATGCGAACATGATGATAACACAAGTGCCATCAATAAAACAAAATACCTCATGTTATTTTCAACATAAAAATTTATAACCTGGTTTTACTGCCTCTGCTTCTTCTCTCGTATCAAACATTAAGATAGTAGTTGATTCTATACCTTCACAAATGTAAGATACTTCCACCCACCACCTAAAAATCCCAGAGCCATAATCATCATAGTACGGCTCAGAAAGAACTTCTTCTACATACCCATCCAAATAATTCACGATCGCTCCTCCTTATTTTTAGATTCAGCCTCTTCAAGTATGCTGATCACCTTATCAACAATATCCGAATCAGACATTTTCTCAATAAAAATATCCATTGCCTTAGTTATGTCATTGGCTTCTTTTTCCTCAAGAGCTATTTCCCCACCGGTAATAGCATCAGATAATGATGTAGATAAGTGTCTTATCTTATCAATGCTCATAAACGTAAATGGATTACCACCTTGACCTCCACCCATTTCTTTCATGATCTGATATCCACCTGAGATAAGTCTGCCTGATGTCGTGGCCAAGGAGGATACGATTAGGGACAGTACCGCCGCTTCCGTCCGCTCCTCGGACACACCCCTCGACCACACGGCTGCCCTTATAGCGCCGGCCAGATCGTCTATGTATGGCATGAGGCAATCTTCCATCGCTTGTGTTATATCAGCTATAACCTCACTACGCTCTTTATTTATGTAGTAGATAGAAGCATTGTACCTCTTTATCTCTTTGTCCATGTCATTTAAAAGACGCTTGATATTGTGCTTATACATAGGACTGGTTTTAATTACTTCCTTTAGCTTAAGAATGTAATTATAAGCCTGGTCGTTTACGAACAACGTCATGGTCTCAACCGTTGAATGAAGCGTGTTAAGACTGTTAAGAATCTTATCGAAATTGTTTATCAAATAAGCTTTTCTGGCTTTTGCCGCGTAATTAATCATCGCATTCAAATTTTAGATTTTCAAGTTCGAGTATTTGTAACCTAAGAGACTTAATTAAATCCGTTCTCTGTTCCTCTGCATGTTTTAAAGCCTCTTCCTTGCTTTCAAAAGCACAATCCCCTATCTGATAAGGGGTGTAACGACCAGGAGTGTCGGCTAATAAAAGACCACCACAATCTTCTATTCTGGCTTTTACCTTTCTTATTTTCCCATCTTTTAGACACATGTCCGTAACCCATACGAATTTACCATATAATTTATCATACTCTTCTAATCTCTCTTCTTGCAATTCATACCATTTAGGCTTAGGAAATCTTAATGTGAATTTAACCTCAGTATCTTTTTCTAAGACATTAATATCGTATGCTTCCGGCCACAGCTCTTTTATGCTGTCTTCGTCTTCGGCATACACTACAAGTATGAATGAATCATCGGATTCACCACTACACCAATATGGATATTTTATAGGCCATTTGACTGGACGGTAGTCGTTACCGCAATCGGATTTTTTAATGTAAAATCTTGCTTTAATCATGATTCTTTTATTCTTTTAAGTATATGTTCAATCACTTTAATAGTCCACCCGTTTCCCAACTGTTTAATAGCAAACTTATCTATTTCTGATGCATAATATACTTCAGGTGTGATCCCTATTTCTTTTAGCGCTATTTGACCACATGACATTCCGTCAAATAAACTTAACACTCTCATGGCATTATACACATTTTTCAATTTTAATTGATTTTGATGATAGATACATATTCCATGTTCCTCTGCCTCTGTCACCTTTTTCGTTTTGTTTTTGGATTGTCAAGTACAGATCTCCGTCTTCACATACTTCAACTTTTTTCAAGAAGCCTATCATTTCATCTCCTGTTTCGTGTAAAATACGGATCTTATCTCCTTCTTTTAACCCATAATTGGAATCAAAGTATTCTTTTTTGATTCTATCAATATTGTCTTTATGATTTTTTATAGCATAAAGCTCGTTTCTTAATAAATAATTTAGTTGTTCTATTGTCATTTCTTTTCCTCCTTGTTTAATGGTATCAACCCTTTTCCATGCTTGTCATACCACAGCATAGCTATACAGTTCCATGCACATTGTGCAAGATGAAAACATCCTGTATCTGAGTCTATTCTTTCCCCTTTCATGTATTCCATTAGGTGTCTGGCAGCCGCAGCACGATACCGTTCAAACCCGTTGTCAAGGTTCTGCCATTTATTGGGTCCGTACTTCTTTGCACCAGCATGATAGACTTTTACAATGTCCTCAATCTCTTCCATTGGAAGTAAATCCCATCGTAGTTTATCGTCAATGATGTCATTTTTCACCGATTTGTTTTCTCTGGATACTTTGACAGGAATAATACCCATAATGTCCGTTCCTACGATAAACGTCTCTCCATTGCAACAAACCTCAGCATATTCATCATCTACCTCTATGTCTGATACTGCCTCCACTATAGCTCCTCTGGCTATTTCTAATTCGGAACTGATTACATCGCTTTCCAACATGCGAAAAATAGATCCTTTTGGATAAAGGATGTTTTTAGTATTATTGTCCATCTTTTCCATTGTTTTATCGTTGTTTTAATTATTTGATATAATAATATAGTCCATCATTTTTCTTTTGCAAAGCGGTCAAATTCTTCTCCGCTCATGACAATGCGGTTAATGATAATTATGCCGTTATTGCTATAACTATCATTTTTAACTCCCATGTCATCAAGCTCCTTCTTTAAATCTTCAAATGTAGGGCCTTTCTTGTCTTTAAAAAAATAAAGTAGCATGCACAACCCTTCCGTTGTTTAGTTTTACTCTCACGGTATAGAGATATCCTTTTTCTTCTTCATCCTTTTTATTGATACCATCAAGGATGCTATTTATCATATCCTTGTCCTCACGTGATAGGTTGGATATGGCTATTCTGCCCTTTAATCTAAATATTTCGTTTTCGTTCATGACTTTCTGTTTTATTGTTTTCAAAATATTGTCTTACGGCTTCTATGGCTTTATCATCATCAAAAGCTTCTTCAAACTCCGTGTAGAACCTATCTCGCTCCATGCAGAATGTGTTTTTCCCTTCCGGTATAGGACGGAACACAACCACCCTCTCTTTGTCGTGATTGGTTCCTATTATGTTATTATCTAAGATAATAGAATACCTTCTTGAACTTTTGTTGATAACAACATCATGTTGAAGACCATACAATTTAAGTATTTCCCTTAATTCATTTGTTTTCATTTATATTACTCCTTCCAAATTTACTTTAATAGAACCATTTATGGTTTTAATGCTCCCATCTATGGTTGAAATCACATCATCTATATCATTTATAATACTTTCCATGTCATCAACCACCTCCTCCATATCAGTTACAGCCTGATCTGATTCCCAATATCTTTCTGAGTCTTGTAACGATTCCGGTATATTATCTCTCGCCTCAGTCTCTTCATCTAAAATCATATCAACATCATCTTTGGCTGAATTTATGTTGTGCTTCAACTCCGACAACTTTGATTTGATGTATTCAAAATCTGTTTTATACTTATTTACGTTGTTAATAACATCCGATATTTTTTTTCTTCTCTTGTTGTTCATGCCTTTATCTTATTATAATATTCGATAATCTTTTCTTTCCTGTCTCCTGGTTTTACTGCCATATTCTCAGCCAAGAACCTAAAATACGACACTGGTATGTCCTTGAATCTAATTCCTTCATATTTTCCAAACCACATTATTATACTGTCAAGATCGTCTTCTCTCCTACCATCTCCATTCACAGATTTAAGCGAGGCTGCCCGGCGAAGGATCTCGTCTTTGGTAATAATATCACCCATCCTTATATTAGACAGAAGTTGATCTCCGGCAAACATACACCAGCCCTTAGAAGGGAATTGTTCGATTGTCAAGTCTTCTATCCGACCGAAACGCCTCATGTTGTCGCAGCAATCAACTATCAGCGCCTCTTTCTTGTCAGGATGGATGCGGACGGCTCGGCCTAATATTTGGTAATACGTTGAATATGAGAACGTTGGTCGACCAAACATCACACAATCAAGTTCAGGAAAGTCAAATCCGGTAGCAAGCGTTGAATAATTAAAAACCACCTTCAACTTACCTTCTTTGAAATCGGATATAATTTGTTCTCTTTTCTTTTTGGTTGTTAGCGATGTTACGACACCGGTTATGGCTCCCATCCTGGCATTCATGAACTCTGATATTCTATTACATGATTCGATAGAATCCATACAGACCAAAATGGCTTTACGTTCGTTCATAAGTTGAAGAAGGCGCTTGTAGATAGAGTTGTTTAAGCCGTTTCGTACAATACTTTCTTTAATAGATTCGTTGGTGTATTCAGCTCCGGTACTGTTTAACATCAGAGCCGATTCATCAAACGACCATCGTTCGTACTTAAGTGGACACCAAAACCCTTGAGAGGTTAGTTCTTGTATTTGAGTCACATGAACTATTTTCTTGAAGAAATTATGCTCGTCTTTCGTCAGCATATTGAGCTTGCTATAGTTTCCTTCCAGCATGGAACTGTAGGTTCTGAGGCGGCAGGGAGTGGCGGTGAAGCCCAGCACCTTCGCCTCTGGGAACCTGTTCATAAACTCCATAAATTCAGAACCTTCTTCAGGAGAATATCCTGAATGACATTCGTCTATCAATAAGGTATCTATCCCTATATCCTTCAACCTCGCTACATCTTTCTTTATGCTCTTTAATGTTGCATAAGTCATAGCCGACAGCTCCTTTATACCACATGAAGCAGAATATATAGTAGGTTTAGAACCGAATGATACGGCCTTTGCATAATTCTGCTCCAGAATCTCTTTTGAGGGCTGTAATACTAATGTCGGTCTATTTATTTCATGTGCTATCTTGGATATCAGAAGGCTCTTTCCACATCCGCATGGGGCTACGATTATGCCAGGCTTCTTAGATCTTCCTGTAAGAAACTTAAGCCCGGCATCTACTGCCTCTTTTTGGTAAGGTCTAAGTTCAAAGCCCATCACAATCTATTATATTATTTTTTGAAAGTTCTATTATCGCCTCTTTCAACATCTCCCTTGCTTTATTCTCATTATCTTCAAACAGGCATACACTGCATGTAGCACCTTTGGAGGGGTAGTCTCTGTAGGCTTCTGCTCTTTCTACAACGTACTCACAACAATAGTCGTGACTCATGTCTTTTGCTATACTTATAAAATGATCTTCTCCATCCATCAACACACAATATTCAGCATCGTTTTCGCATGCAATAACACCTTTGTTTTTTAAAATGGATAGCACTTTGTTTCCAAAAAGTCCAATATAGACCCATATATCTTTCCCTGCATTTTTGTAAAAAATATCCATTCCTTCTTTGATTGTGACTTTCTTTTCCATAATCCCTTATTTTATATCAGTAATTAAAACATATATTTTAGCAATATCTTCAAGACTCACAGAAGAACGTATATATAGTTTTTCTTCGTACTCATATAGAGCGTACCCTTCTTTTACGTCTAATATCTTAATCACATGCTTGCCTCTTTCAAATGGATCCTCAAAGTAGTTCTTATGTTCGTATCTTTGACCGACTTTTATTTTGTCAGTTTTCTTCTTCATCTTATAACGATCTACTGCTCTACCTGTTTTTATGAAAGCTGTCGTGAGTAAGTATAATAAAACTAAATACAAAAGGATCGCTACTCCACATATTAGATCTTCTTTCATTGGACTCCCTTTAAGTAGTTAAACCATATATCCTCCAGCTTCTCCTGAAGCTCAAATGCTTTCTTAAAATTCCCGCATCTTACAGCAACGTCTCTCATGTATGTCAAGTTTATAACTTCCGGATCTTGCCGGTATTTTGTTCTTAACTTTTGAACATCCTCGTATTTCATCGCTTTATCTTTTTAGACGGATCCCAATCTGAAGAGAAAGGGCATTCGTTTTTGTTATGTAATCCAAAGTCACAATAATAACACAGTGCCGACGGGCAGGGTAGCTTGTTTTGCGAAACAGGCTGGCTTAGGGTGGCACGCCGCTTGCTATACCTGGCTCCTTCTGCTCCCTGGATGTACGCTTGAAATGATTTTACACTATTATCTTCAAAATCATACATTTTAGATAAAGTGTCATTTAGCATCTCTATAGATTTTGTTTTACGTTCCTCATCCACTTTAACCTTTTGGTATTGTCTGGTCCTGGTAAAGAAATAGATGTTCATATCTGGCAGAACTCCACCATATTTTTTATAGATGTAAAACGAATATATAGGATGCTGTAAATTCGTTTCCAACTTCTTAGAATCAAAAACCTTATTACCTGATTTCCAATCTATGACATAATGGTGAACTACGTTCTTGCTCTTTATAGCCAGATGAAGATCTACCGATCCTACTATGTACACATGTGTATGAACGTCACCATTTATATCAACAGGCTTAGGAAGACGATACGGCAGCACAAAATCTTCTTCGACTCCAATTATAGCGCCGTGTCTGATAAGTTTCTCACAGGGATTAAGATCACTATCAGCTATCATAAACCTATTGCCGTCTTTTTTGAACAGATCCACAATCCAAGCAAGAAGCTCCCCAGATTGTTTCATGGCTATCATCATATTTTCCGGTGATTGCCAAGGTATGTCTTCTTGATAGGAATAGTAACTTATCGCTTCTCCAAGGTCTTTACCAGAAGGCTGTCTTCCGTTCTTAAAGAAGTATTCCAGTGTTTTATGGATAACCGTACCATAAGATGTAGCTTCTTGTTTTTCTGTAGACCTTTTACCCTCTACGTAAGTCTTATACCATTTCATTGGACAAGTAAGAAACGTATCTATCTGGGAATAAGATATGGCAAGACGTTTCACACCATTAAACTCCTTATATAGCAAATGTGTTTCCGGGACCATCATAAGTCATTGTCTTTAAATCCTTCCGGGTAATATACGACATACTTCTTACCGTCTTCTGGTGTCATGGCAAACTGCATGTAGTTATTACGATTACGATGCTTGCCATCTAATCCTCGCTTCCAATACAGAATCCCGTCTATCTCCACATAAGACCGTCCGCGTTCGGCTCTAACTACGTCCGTGTGTAGCAGATACCCGTCGGAAGACACGATCCATACTTTATCACCTTTGTTTAAATAAGATATTCTTTTTCTTACAACAACCTTTTTCTTATTATCCAATACAAATTCCTCATCAGTCATACTCTTCATCCTCCTCTTCTTCTGTTTCAAAATCAATTCCATAACACTGATCATAATGCTTGGTCAGTTCTTCTGGTTCTAAATCTTGTCCAAAATCCATGTTAAAAATATCGTAATTAGTAAAGCACTTAAAAGCACTGTTTCCGCCGGCAGGAAATCTATGAATGCTGCTTTTATTTCTTCAATTAGGCCCAAGTGTAACCTTGGGCCATTGTATTTATTTTTTGTCATCTCCCTTTAACTTCTTTAAAGTATCTGCAATCGGAAGCTGATCAATGACTCCCAATGCCGGAGCGACGGTCTTGACAACATTGTTAAGGAAATTACCGGTACTGTTCTGACCGCCGTCAAATACCGTGATATTTCCGAGGTTAATGTGCTCAAATGCCTTAACCTGTTCTCCGGCAATTTCTTTCCACTGATTAACCATCTTGTACTGGATGGCGATCTGAGGATTGGATTCTGCTGCTTCCACCATAGCCTTAAATCCGTCGGCTTCTGCCATCAACGATTTTTTCTTACCTTCGGCTTCTGCCTCCAGCTTCATCTGAATAGCTTTTGCCTCCGCCTCAGCTTTTGCCAAATGTGCTGCTGCCTCTGCCTCAGCCCGGCGTTTGATCTTCTCTGCCTCAGCATCAGCTTGCAAGATAGCCTCTTCCTTCTGGGTTTCAGCCGGCACAATCTTTTCAGCCTTAAGCGCAGCCTGAACTTTCTTAGCCTTAGCTTCTTCCACTTCTTTATCAGCAAGTTCTTTTGCCGTTTTTACAGCCGCTTCCGATTTAACTTTTTCTTCTCCGGCCTTCTTCTCTGATTGAGCTTTGATGATCTGTAATTCTGATACCGATACAGCAACCTCCTTCTGGGCATTGTTGTATCCTATAGACGCATTTTTCTCAGCCTCAGCCTTCTTAATCTGAGCTTCAGAGTCTTGTATTGCTATAGCTGCTTCCTTGTCAGCTTCAGCCTTATTTTTTCCGACTTCTTCCATCCTTTCAGCCTCGGCTTTATTTACTTCAAGTTCTGCCTTAGATCTTACAATCGCCGATTCCTTGTCGGTTAAAGTTTTTGCGATAACCGCAGCCCTGTCTCTATCTGCTTGAGCTACACCGATCTGTTTCTCTTTATCGGTTAAAGCTAAAGCTATTTCTTTTTCTTTCTTCGTTTCAGCTACTATTGTCTCCTTTTCTTTTTCAGTACAAGCAATTTGAATCTCTTGTTCTTTTTTGGTATTAGCCACAGCCGTTTCTTTTTCCTTCTGCTGTACAGCAATTTTAATAGCACCCAGCTTCTCCTGTTCTTCGATATTAGCCTGTGCCTCGTTCAGAGCCCTACTTTCAGCTTCCTTACCAAGGTTCATAATATAACCGGCTTCGTCTCTGATGTCACTGATGTTGATGTTCAGGAGGTAAAGACCTAACTTGTTAAGCTCGTTATCAATGTTCTTTCTCGCCTTATCCAAAAACTCATCCCTGTCAGAATTAAGTTTTTCGATTGTCATTTCAGCAATAATCAAACGCATCTGACCGTAAACGATGTCCGTAATAAGATTTTCAGTAGATTCGGTATCCATCCCCAAAAGTCTTTCTGCCGCATTTTGCATGATTTCTGGATTTGTACTGATAGCTACTGTAATAGTCGTAGGTACATCTACTCTAATATTCTGAGATGACAAAGCACCGGTAAGCTTGCAATCTATTTGCATAGGCTCCATTGACAAAACATCATAGCTTTGAATAATAGGCAAGACAAATGCCGCTCCACCATGATATAATTTCGCCGATTTCTTTTCCCCACCTGTCTTACCATAAACGACCAAGACCTGATTAGGCTTACATCTACGATACCTTGATAAGACTCCGATGATTGTCAAAATAATCACTACAGCTAAGATAGCTGACACGTACATGATTGTTGTCATAACTTTTAAAATTTAATTGTTGATAAAAAAATTAGATACTTAATTCTCCTTCTTCATATTTTATATTCGCCTTGTCGCCGTTTTTGTAGGTTTTCCCAGACAAGCATCTTACTCTCATTTGCTCTTGTCTTCCATTTTTCGAAATATTTACCATATAATGATTCTTCCCTGATCTAAACACTATCTCCACTTCTCTGCCATTTAAATCTTCCGGACATTCGTACACCATTTCTTGCTTTAACTTAAGAAGTAACTTATATACGTAAAACAAAACGATAAAGAAAAACGACCCTATCACAACCCCTACTAAATGGGAACCCGAAAAGTATGTGGTCCAGCTATATCCAAGAATAAAATGTGTTATGCCCTTGAATGATATGATGTCCGACAAAGACATGCTTAAATCAGAAGCGCTGTTAATGTCAATATCCGTATCCAGATCAGATCCTAATATCGACAACAAAAACTGTATAACAAAAGCAAATGACGCTATTAAAGCCATGCATAAAATTATATCACTTCCCATACCCTTCTGTTATTATTTTGTAAACAAGATCAGTCATATCTTTGATGGTCTCCATATCATAATCAGTAATAACAATATTTAATTTTTATTCCACCATCATTTCCAGTTCAATTTGATCAAGAGAATCTAATCCAAGTTCTTTAAACGTCACATCTTCTTCATGAACTATATCCATTTCCGAATTAAGAAACTGAGTAATAATTATATCCTCTATAATCTTTCTGATTTCTACTTTTTCCATTGCTTTCTAATTTTGTTAAATAAGTATGTTTTTATGTTTTTCAATCTCTCTTTGTCTGTTTCAGAACTTCCGGTAAACAAATAATCCGGATTGCCTTTAGCCGGCGGCGTAGGCAATTTAGATACGGCAAACAACCAATCCATTTCCTTATTCTTCTTAGACTCCAAATAAGGCTCGGTAGCGATCTTAAATTTTTCAGCTATTAAGTCAAAGAGCTTTGAATTTTTAAGGTTCATATGGACTGAAAAAGCCTGAGAAGGCGGTTTCCATATGAAGTTACATAAGCTCATTGTATAATCTCCTGACTCTGCTATATAAGATTCCGTTACCTGAAGTATGACCTCTTTCTTGAATGAGGTGTTACCCATAAACCAACACAATCTGGATTCCGCTTCTTTTCTGCTGACACCTATGTCTTTTGAATATGATTCGTACATTCCTATCATAATCTTCAACGTTTCCAGAACCTCGTCCGTCATTTCCGGTGTCTCTATATAATTCACAAAAGACGTTCCTTTGTTGGTTAATCTCATCACGCCTGATTTTAATTTCTCAACCAGGCCAAGCTCTATATACCTCCCAGCATCTTCTTCCGGCATGGCTTCGATCATAACCGAATCCTTCTGTCTTATGGCAAGAAGATTGGCAAGATCATTAGGAGTCATGTCTGATGCTGCAAGTTGTCTGAAATTGATGTACATTCTTAATCAGCTTTAATAAAAATAACATTCTTGTTATCTTGTCTATCAACATGTCCACATGGACCAATAATTATGTCTGTACATGAACAAGAATCGTAATCTTCGAATATACACCTATCGCATGTATCACCTTCCACACATTTTAATCTTACAAGTCCGGCAGTAAATACTTCTCCTACTTTAAATTCCTTCTTTTTCATATTCCCTCCTTGTTTTTAACTGTTGTACCCTTCTTTAATAATCGAATTTCTACCGGTAGATACCGACTGTCGAAGATCGTCATGTACAGAATCTACCGTAGAATACTTGTTTCTGGTTGTAAAAATCACTTCCAGCATCTCCTTGTAATCACCTAAAGCTACTTCGTATCTCGGATCTACTTTGGCTTTTCTTTCGGCCTCGGCATTACTTTTAGCCAGTTCTCGGTCGAGGAGGTCTTCTTTGATTCGGTCAGCAATCATATCAAGTTCTTTTTTAATAACTTCTCCTGCTGCCCGAAGTTGACCTTCTACGTCACCAAGCTGGTCTTGGACGGTTCCTATTTCTTTCTTTAAACGATCGTATTCGTTAATCATACCCATATCACCTGCATATCCGGAAAAGTCCTTGATTATTCTGGTTCCTTCTTTAAGGAGCTCAATGACTCGTCTTTTACGTTCTCTGCTTATTAAAGACGGAAGACGATAATTCATATCCGCCACCGCCTTATCATGTATGGAGTTGATTAAAAACATCTCTCTTTCATCCCCTGCGAACTCAGTAAGAACCAAAAGGAACTTACTTATCAGGTATTCGTTTTCTTCTACGGTAAGTCTCATACGTTTCTTTTTTTTAATATACTGACTGTTCTTCCTTTACCTCTTGTTCTTGATCTTGATTGTCCGTAACGTCTTCCGCAGTATAGAGCTTGGGCGGCGTCGGCGGCTGGTTGGGGTTCACGAACTTCGTCCCGCCCTCCCCGTACATCCATCCATACCCCGGCAGAATCTCTGGGTGGATTGTATTAGTAAGCTCTTCCATACTAACTTGCCTTACCTTCAGTATATGATGAAACACCAGTCCGGCTGTCCTGAATGATGTTTTGTTTTCAGTTTTAAACCTATCAAGAGTCTGATACCAATCTTTCCCAAATATCATATACTTATCCAGCCCGTACCTACGAGGATTGTGCAAACCTATCATTAACGTACATAACTGACCCAGCGTATCAGATTGGTAAAAATCAGAAAGACGCGGAGGCTGCTCTTGTGGGCTTTTTATCCTTCCTTCTATCTCTCTGTTGAATTGGGATATGATGAGGAAAAATATGTTTTTATATACTAATTTAGCCTCGTTCATAACCGCCACCAAATCATCTATAGCCGACTTAGGATCCAATCCCATTCTTTTTATCAAAGCAATATGATCGACTTTAAATATTATAAGACGTTTGTCTTTATGCTTAGTAGCTATATGATATACAGCCGCCTCAAACTCTTTTACCGTACACGGAGCGTCGATGTATATTATATTATTTCTGATTTCACCTTGAAGGATTTCAAACATCCTCATCTCTTCTACTGTATTAGAATCTTGCCTTCTTAATATTTCAGAAGCCCGTTTTTTCATATCCTGACTCATTCTGCGAAGAAGAAGATCTTGAGGATTCATTTCGAACTCGCAATTGACAAGAAAATAATCTTCTGCTTGTGGGTTGATCATCGGATTCATCACATTTTCCAATATCTTTTGGGCCACATACGATTTACCCACAGATGGCCGAGCCCCTATGGCAATAGCATGCTGAGGGAAAATACCTCCAAGCAAAGCCTCATCAATATAATCGTATCCGGTTTTAGCGGGGATAAGCTCTCCCCGCCTGTATTTTAAGATATTCTCATACGCCTCTTCCATAACCTGTTTGGAGGTTTTGAATATCCTTCTTATATCTATCCTATTTGCTATCTCCTCGTGCATTTTTGTCACCTTTTGTATCCGATTTGGATCCCCTATTAGCTTTTACTGATTTATACCTAAGACCGTTTTTGGTATGAGAACAATCTTTGCCTTTCCTCCAGCTTTTGCCTTTCTTCTTGTCCGTTTCGTAGTTTTTACGACCAAGCTCCCGGCGTTTGGCTTTCTGTTCCGGTCTGGCATTTATCTCCTTGTCCTTTTTAGCCTTTTTCTTCCTGGCTTCGGGATGAGTCCTGTAGTACTCTGTCGATCTACCCATGTGCTTATATTTTTTTTGATGAATAATAGCACAAAGATAGGTAATTCGCGTCCTATTTCAACCTGCCGTAGCTCATATCGGGATCACACCAGACATACCCGTCTTTCTCATCATGGAGATACTCAGGGCATCCTCTGCATGCGCTACTGCCTGACACTATTTGATTGTTCTTATTAGGGCACTTATCTCCAGGTTTATGCCATTCTATTCTCGAGCCTGATCGTTCTTTGTTTACATGACAGAACTGAAAGACTTTTCCCATCGTCTTCTCGCCAAACATACCTATATGTGTGTACTCTTCCGGTATAGCGAGAAATTCAGATAAATCTTTATACATCCTTTCCCGTTCCTCTGGCGTAGACCATAGTCTATCAAGTTCGGCATGGACTCTTATCTTAAGAGACCTCAGTGATGGCCCCGCAAGCCGGCCTTTAGCTTTTCCCTTATTCGGCCCTGATTCATGAATACCGACATAAGCGTTGCATGGTTTACACATCATAACCATCCCTAAGCCTTTTCTGCTATATATTTTATCGGCATTGACCAACTCGGTTTCTCTTCCGCAATAAGGGCAAATTTCGCCTCTTAAAATCCGTTGTTGCCGCACATTGAGTTCCATACTCTATCCTTTTGTTTCTCTTTAAACTTTTCATACAAACTGCTTTCAGTTTCCATTTCCGAGATCTCCACCTCTACGTCCTCTCTTTTGAAAATTACTTTCTTGGCTGTAGGATACGCACATTTAGAGATACGAATAGCATTACGAATAGCGTAAACAAAATACGTTTCTGGTGATGATTCGATCACCACTACCTCGTTTAAAGTGTTTTTATAATTTTCCATGTTGTTATCTACTTGCTTCAATTACACACCCTGGATTATCTTCACATGCCTCTTTGTATTCGATAAGAAACTTAAGAAATGAATCATAAGACCCCCATCCGTTTTCTGGTTCGTATCTCAAAAGACTCTTTCTCTTGGAGATCATAATATATATACCTTTTGTGAGTATCTTCACCATCTCCTTAGTATCTATTTCCCTGCCCAATTCTTCCGGTCTCCAAACATAATCGTATAGTGTTTCTTTGTTTTCTGATACGAATATTTTTTGTGCCATCTTGTTCATGTTGTGGGTGATGTTTGCAACCCATTTACGATCCTCTTCTTTCTTCTTGCTCTTAATATAAACGTCCAGGCTCATAATATTTCTCTTTTACTTTGTTATTAATTATCAAATCTGCCACATCATCTCCGTCCCCTACATTCTCAACACTCTGAAGATAGTCCGATACTTTTATCCTTGACTTCATCATCATCCCATCTATCTTTTTACTCCATGTGTCAAATGCTTGTCCTTTGTCCGGAAAAGCTACAGTCTTTCTATCTTTTAAAACATCTATCACTTCCGGTCTTAAGTTCTGCAACCCACCGGTAGCTACAAACAACTCATCTGGTTTATTCACGGCGCATATAATAGCCGTCTTTTCTGACTCCACCAAATTAACTACCTTATCTGGATACTGGCTTAGAAGATGTTCTCCAAACAGGCATTGTCTAAACAAGAAGTCTCTTGCATGCAACGAGTGATAAAACATAACATGAGGCCGCTCATTGTCACCGTCTTTTTCCTTCACTCTTTTTACATCAATCTCATTCCCCTGGCTGTCGGTCTTTATATAAAAGTCCATGATCTTGCCGGTTCTACATACAAAATCTTTGTCTATCTGCCAGAATATACAACACCCTTTCCATCCCCATAAGTCCATTGTTCCGACATGATACCTTCTGAATACATCAGATACCCTTTCTTTTCCCCATAGAGACGATAAAAATCTAAATACGGTGTTTCTATCGTCTGGAACTACAGTCCTCTCAAACTCGCTAAAAGGTATGTAATTTACAACGTCAGGATTTACAGGAGGACGATAAGCTCTTATACACTTGTTTCCCGAAATCCAAAGATCTTTATCACCTACATCCTTACCGGTAGGTCGTTTATCGTAACCGCAAGTCCGTTCATGATCGCATCTTCCGAACTCGTTTCCAACAACCTGACCTGTTGCCACATCAATATAAGGGGTGAGGCACCGGCTTTTTCCGCAAGCCGGGCAGGTCAGCTTAAGTCGGCTCCTGCCGGGCCTGCGGTCAAGTTGAAACCGGGGTACGTTTTCGTATCTTCTAAAATCAAGCATTTTTAGCTCCTCTCATTGCTTCTATGATTCTATCTGCTATAGTTATAGACCATGACACCACATCTGGTACATATACTCCGCAATCTATTTCTCCTTTTCTATGCAGCGTTTTAATAAACTCAATAGAATAAGCCTTAACAAGATCGAATCTACGTTGTTCCCAATCTACGTCTTTGTTTTCATCATCCACAGGAAGGGTATCGAGATAATAATTTAAACTCCCATTTATCACACTTCCGTTGCTGTCATAGAACTGTATTTGGTCATAGTCGCTTCTTATAGTTGAACCACTGAAGGTGATTACGTCTATTATCTCCCCGGTTCTTCTAATTTTTCTTTTCATACTCTTCTTGTGTTTCTAACCAGTATAGGCATTGTTACATTAACAGTCTTGCCATATTTCTCGTAAGATGTGAGTATGCATATTGCATACTTATCCCCTATTTTCAAATCTTTCGATAATCTTAATCTTGAACCCCTTTTGATGTTAATAAAATAATCACCAAAAGGATTGATACATATCGGTTTTACGATTTCCACATAATCTCCTTTAGGAATAACAATATCACTCATATTACGAATCTTTTAGACATTTCCTCAGCAATATCATATACGACAATATGATCCTCTTCATTGTACGGCTTATTGATATTCAGCACTCCTTTTCTCACTTTAAACCTCTTATCTTTTCTGATATGATTCAACATCCCTTGTTGGAACACACAGTCCGCTTTCTCCATAGCAGCATTTTTATCAGACCATTCTTTTAGCGTATAACCTTTACTGTTCGTGCTTTTTGGAGAAAAATTCATAATACGTGCATCAATTCCGTACCAGTTTTTAACCATTCTCCTTTCAGCCTCCAATTGAAAAGCATGTTCATTTCGTATGTCACCTGATTTAAAATCTAAGATAACAATCTCTTCTTTCTCCACTTCTCTTACTTCCTTCTTCGGATCTCCTTTTTTGAACTGCCCCGTAGCCCTTTGATACACGGCTCCAAAATAACCTTCTTCTTTGTATTTGAATGTCATTTTAACCATCGCATCTATCGGCGTAGCTACCAAATAATCTTCTAATGACAATATTCTTTCAATCATCATCGGCTTAACCTTATACTCCGAACAAAACTTAGCAAACTTCATAACTCTGACAATCATATCGTCAAGATCATCTATGCTACCAAAGAATTTGTCAAGATTCTTTTTTGATATTTTAAGCTTGCCTTCTTGCACTGTCTTAACTATAAAACTTCGATTTAAGACCATATCTCTACCCGTCAAGTACAATCCGTATAGGTAGTGCATGATCGTTCCTTTATCTGCATCATATTCTGATACTTCTTCCGGATTGCGACCAATCATCCTCATCTCCTGTCTCCATTCTTGAAGAGCCGTCTTGTCATCTACGAATCCGTCTCTGATCATGGTTGTTACCGAAGCATATATCTTGGCTGTCCCATCATCCATCTTTCTTACATAAAAACGATTACCGTCTAATGTCAATCTTACGAATTTGGGAGTCTCGATCTTCTTTAACTCATCACAGATATAAAACGGCTCTAACGTTTCCTGATTTTCTGTAAACGGATTCGAATCCTCTTCTCCAGGGTTAGAAGCGGCTCCCTCCTCCGGAGCTTCCGGTTCCTCCTTCTGGGCCTGCTCTGGCTCAGGCGCCGGCTCTTCAACTACTGGAACCTGTCCGCCTCTTTCTGCTATGTCTCTGTTCTTTATTAAAGACATAACCTCCTTCTTTAACTGCTCTGGTGTTTGGTTGGGATCTGACACCGATATCACAACATCGTTCATTCTAAACAACGTATTTCCTTCTCCTTCCACCATAGGTACAAATCCTAAATCTGTCAATATTTTTATTTTTTCTTTCATGATCTTCCTCTAATCAATTCTTCTTTAATACAATGTAACACTGTTTCCACTTCATCTTTATCTCTATCTTTCACTGCGATAGCTATATCCTTACCATAACTCTCTCTTCGTATGTGAGCATAAAAGATAGTTTCATCGTCAGCTTCTATTCTTATTTTATAAAGTTTTCTCATATCTGTCAATTATTTCAATAATTAATCTACCTCTTTCTTTAATCATTCCCCTGCTTTCCATATCCAGTACCTTCTTTACCGCATACTTCCACACAAAAGGAAATTCTGTTTCAAGTTTATCAAATTCCATCCGGTCAAGATACATGTCGAATACCGTATGCTCCGATTCATGAAGGAAAACTATATTATCTCTGCAAGTGGCAACCGACTTATATATCCTTTTCGGAAGTATGTGACAGACGTTACATACTGTAGGAAAATGAATAGCCTTACCGGTCATAGACATCCGACTATTATTTAACTCTTCCAGCATAAGACGAAAAAACCCGGATAAATCCGGGTTCTCTAACTTTTTCTTCTTGCTGCTGTTTTTAATGGATGTAATTCTGTCTTTTTTCTTCGGAGTCAACTCTTTACTCCTGCAAGCCTGGCATAAGCCATGACTTCTTATCATCACTTTTCGTCCGCATCTTTCGCAGACGTACAATTTCTTTTCCACTCTCTATATTTCAATACAAGTGATATAATTGAAAAGGATACTGCCGTTAAAGATAACGTATATGGTAAGTTCATTAACCATCTCGGTACTTCTTCGGTCTTAATCACTATCAACAAAGTAGCACCTGCTACTACCAATAATACAATTGCCGTCGCAAGTGCTACACGGGAAACAACATCACTCATCAGTTTTCTTTTCTCCCAATTTTTCTACACCTTTTTGCAGATCGTATTTAAACACTTCAATGATCTTTGTTTCAGCAATAGACTCGCAATTCCAGTCTCCCAACGTACCCTGCATACCTTTAGTCAACACAGCTTCGGCGTCTTTAGGATTGCCGGCTTGGACATACATATAGCATGGCGTTTTCTTTTCTTTACCTTTCTTTTCATCCAGTGTAATGTAATTCACCTTGCACTTATACCAGTACTCAGCTTCTCCGTTGAAAAAGATTTCTGACACTTTAATAGGGTTAATTTTTACAACCTCGAAAGAATTGTACAAATCCTTAAAGATCTCCAACGATCTTGATTCTGCCTCTGTATAAGACAAGGCATCCACCAAATACTTTTCAGTTACTTTCTTTTTTTTGCCGTTCTCGATATTATCAATCTCGGCTTTTACCGTAATTTCAAACCAGCGATTCATTGTATTAATATTTAATTAGTTGATTTCTTTCCTTTCTCTATACTATTTTTAAATCTTTCAGAACACCACTGCAAAACGTCCATCATCATCATCTCATTATTAGATAAGATACCTTTTATAACTAACGCCAATTGATGCTGTGACATTCTTTGGCTCATATCAAATCTTCTTTCCTCTTCATTTACTATCGTAGCCACGAAATACTTACACCCCTCTAAGTGCGTCAGGGCTTCAATCATAGCTTCTTTTATCTCTTTTTCTTCCATTATGTTTGTTTTTTTTTGGGCAAAGATATGTCTTTTGATAATAAAAAAGATTCAAAATGATTTAATTTAGCTTAATTACTGCTCTTTCGATTCGTCCGGTATAGGCATGTCAAACTTTTTTCTGATAAACGACTCTGTTTCTTCATTGAATGGATAGGCTTCCTTAATAAAATTCATAGCTACCTCCATATCACCGTCTGCTATATCTTTATACCTTTCAAAGATACCAACCAGGTCATTGTTATATGAACGCTCTTGTTTTATGTTGTACACGTATTTCAACACCCTGTCTTTAATTTCATTGGCTTTTTTCACGGTGTCATTGAAGGTATTTATACTTGTCAATTCAGGGTTTTTATTTTTCTCATCTATCTTATCAAACTCTTCCTTGCTATATCCTGTTTCTCCTTTAACAGCCGGGCAAACACCCTCCTTCATGATCCAAAACTGTTCATACGATCCTGCCAGATATCTCGATTCTGTTTTAAATGCATTATACTTGACAAGCAAATTAGCCACCTCAGTTGCACCTTCTATGGTTCTAAAACCGATGCCGATATCTTTTAACATAAATACCGGAACTCCAGTTCTTGGATACACGACTTCTTTTTTGTTCTTTATATTCCAGTTTTTAGCTTCAATTGGAATACCTTTATTAGCAAGCTCTTTGTCTATATACAGACTTATGTCTTCGTCTGTCAATGCCACAATCTCATCTCTGCTTAAATCAAAAACTGTTTTCATTTTTCTTTATTTATTAAATTAAACAACTTACTTCTTTGTTCAGGCTCCGTATATTCTACCCATATATCGGCCGCCACATTTCTAAGAAATTCCATAAAGTCTTGATGATCCCTGTATTCAGCAGAATCAACTTTTCTCACAAAACTTAGAATTTCCTTTAACATCTTATTGTTTTCTTCAAGAAGTTCTCTGTCGGTCATAACCTTTCATATTTTCTTCTTAACTCATTTTTACCCATTTGGCATTATCAGGTATTAAATCCTTAAATTCTTCTGGGATTTTCCCTTGATGCCACCAATCATTGGAAATGATTTTTCTCCCATCATTTGAAATAGCCTCCATCATTCTTCCTCCCATACCCATGAATCTTCGTGTTTTGTTGTTTGTATTGGGAACAAACGGATTAGCTATCCATGATTCTCCATCTATAATCAACCAATTGGGATTATTCTTATTCTCTTCATATAGTCTGATCCAAAACGCACAAGAATAGCAAACTCCATCTCGTTCCATAATAGACCGTATAGGACATTTACAAAAATGTTCTGGATTCATGCTATGTATATTATTTTGCCCCGACCCATCTTCGCAGCCGCATTTGGGACATATTTTCTTCTTTTCGCTTTCCATATTGCTTATGCTGTTTTTAAGGTAATAGATCATCTAAATAAGCCCATGATTCCATTTCATCTAATCTGTATAAAATACATCCTGGACGGCTGGATATAAAAGTTTTGTTCTCTTCCAATATACCCATAATTGGACTCTTTGATCCTATTGTTGATTTCTTGGGGAGAAACACAATAAAACGGTGGCAATCTGGAATTACTGTTATAGAATGCCACACGCTGTTAATGCGCCACTCTGCACCAGCTTTAAAAAGAGGAATAGCATATTCTTGTTCCATGTCTATTTAGTTTTGAATTAATGTGAAAAGAGCAATTATAGCCGCAACTGATATAATAGATAAAATAACGTTTGCCAATGCATGCTTTAAGAGGCGCCTTTCGAGATTTGCGATATGCTTTCTTAGTCCTTCGCAATGTTTTTTTGTAGATTTGGATTCTTTGAGTTCTTTGTTGTATTTTACCATATTTTTGTCGCACCATTTCATTATATCAGCACTTGCTTTGTTAAGCATATCTCTGATTTTTTCATCATCATAGAATGGTATTTCAACATCAACACAAGTATTTGGCCTGTATAATAATCCGTATGTATCAAAGCACACTTTCAATGTGACAACTTCAGGCTTAGCCATTTCTTCGGCTTGTTTCTTTATCTGCTCATCTGTTGCTTCGGCTTTAGCTTTAAGCTCATTGTAGTCTTCTATATTCAGCAAAGCCATGTTTTCAAATTCTGTATTCATATCTACTATTTCTTATTTAGAGTGAATGTTTGCCAAATGCTTTATCCCAACGCCTGCTTGCTATCTGTACACATACTACCAACGCATCACGATATTTACGGGATTAGATGGTTCTTATGTGGCGGATGTTGATAATCCTAACAACGCATTCGTACTGATTTTTGCAAACTGTTCACTCAATTATTTTTAATTTTTAATTAATTCAACTCCTATAATATCTTCGTAATCAATATAGTTCATCATTGAAACACCGTTGTCATCATTAGCCATTATTTCAACACAAGCAGAACATCTATTGAATGCACCTTCGATTGTTATACCTGTTAATTGCCTAAAGAATCCTAAAAATTTCTTTGGCCTGATAATCCTAATACGGACAAGATCATTCCAAGTTATTCCTTTATATTCACAAATAGATTTAAACTTCTCGGCTGTCATAATTCGATTATTTTAGCTGTTAGTCATTTTTTGGAATCCAGTTATCCGTATCACAGTGAAAGCAATATCCGGTTTTAGGATGCTCCGCACCGTCTTTAGCTCCGCAGGTTCCGCAATAATATTCCTTATCATATTCTGGGGAAAGACCTTTATTTCGTTCTTTGATAACAGCTTTTCTTTCTTCGAGCATCATCATTTTTTACTAAGATGCCCTTCTGTCATCTCTTTGACATACTCCCACACCTAAAGTTCGCGGTAGTATGTCAATCTATTGATTTCTTCCCAATCTTTTTAATCTTTGTTGGTCTTGACAATCGATAATCCTTTTCTATCGGCCTATCGAATACGTCATTCCTATATCCTTTATATCCTTTCTCGTAAATACTAACCCTTGCACAAAACTCAACCACGTCGCCTGGTAATAAATCGGCGCTTTCGAATCCTTTTGTCAAATCAAACCACAAATGATCTGTTACTATTTTATCATCGAGTAACACGTCTTGTAAAAGTATTGTCTTTACAGGTCCTTTATACCCATCCCTGAATCCAAAACGAATGAATGTCGCTGTAAATACGTGCCGTTCTCTTGATCCTATTATTTTCAGTTCTTTTCTCATCCTCTTTCATTTATTTGTTTCACTTATGAAATTGACAACATCCTTTAGATATCCTTCTGTCATCTCTATGAAATTAACACAATCTAATTTGCTTAACTTGTAAATCAATGCCGGATTGTGTATTATGGCTATAATTTGTGTTTGTGGTTTATGGAATGACAATACATTATAAATTTGCATTATGTTATCAATATCAAGATTCCTGTCTGGCTCATCCATGAGAACCGTGTATTCAAAACTGCTTTTTGTTAATGCTATGCGGTTTCTTTTATAATACTTCAACAGGTTATCAATTCTTTTAATCCAAAACGCATTTGATTTTTTCTTGTATTCTACAAGATCTTGTATTGGAAATGTATAATCCTTTTGACCGAACATTAAATTGAAAAGTGATTCCAATGATAACACCACTTTCTCTCCATAAGATCTTCGAATATTATTCACATACAAATCTAAGTTGCTGATGTTTTTCAATACGCTATCTCGATTCATCTCCGCCGATGGCAATAAACGGAATACTTTCCCTGCATAATCGGATGATATGTCAATCCCATCAAAAACCTTATCATCGTCATCAAATATAGGTGGAAAATCCAGTGCCTCGGTCGGCATTTCAGAGCACATGGATTTCTCGCATAACGCATACATTGATATGATGTTAAGCAAGGTTGATTTTCCGCTACCGTTTTTACCTATAATTACATTCACTCCTGGCTTGAAAATAAATTCTCTGCCATTTTCAAATGCTTCTATATCCGAAACATATTCAAATGGAGTTTTTGTATTGTCTTTTATTTTTACTGATGTTATCATTGTAATCCTTTTTAAAAATCAATTACCGTCCGAACCATGTCTCCGATGTGCTTGTTGCCGGTGCCCGTGAGGCCACTGGAGAAGACCGCGTACCACGCGACGGCCTGGCTGCTCTCAGTACTGGACCAATACCACGTCGAGGAGAGGGGAGATGCCGAAACATAAGTGAATGCTTTGTTTAGTTCGTCCATATAATGGGCCATTAAATTTAATTGACCAAGAGATGGTATATACTCGCCATCTTCCAGCAGATTTCTCAATTTTGGATTTCTGGCTACAAGGCGTTCCGTATTGCCGCGTCCGTCAATGTCAAACAGCGCATCACATTCACGTTCGTAATATGTCCCACTTCCGGATTCTTCACGGCTATCATCGTCAAGCAATTGTACGATATCATGCTCCGTCAGTGAGATTGCAAATGACATGTATCTGTGCTTCAACCCAATGTATCGTACACAATCTTTGGAGTTATCGCCGGTAAACGGCTCAGCGTGTCCATTTCCGTAGATTAGATACAAACCATCTTTTCTTGATGGTACTCTATTTTCACATACGCATCTTTCATTTTTTGGGACTTACAATTATGTTCAACCCATTCAACACATGATCTTTTATAACCTCCTTACATATTCTTCTTACAAAATCATGATCTCTTTGTTAAGCTCATCTGCTACCATACATCTGATCCAATGTTCTATCTGATTGTTTCCTCCGTATGTATTAAGCATACACTGTTTTACGAGTTTTTCCAATAATGGCTCTATGTTTTTTGATTATATCTTCTTTGGTAAGGTGAAGTTCATTTAATATATAGTTCCTTACTGCCTTGTATTCTTTACTTGTGCTCATAATATATCTACTTAATACTGTGAATTATATTTTTTTCTCTCTCCCACTATCTTCCCCTATAGGATTATTCCATCCGTATTTTACAGCCGTAGCTCTAAATAGAGGAAGTCTATAAAATCTATAATCATTCTCAAGATGAGCATATACTGTTGATTTCATTTCAGTTCTTTAATTAAAGCATCCGCATATATTACAGCTAATTCAGCCGCCTTATCACACGCTTCCAATATTAATTCACCGTGAGGTCCACGTCCTGATACGGATGTGATCGGAAGCATGGTTTTCGCCATCTCGTATCTACGTTGTTCCCAATCTACATGGGTGCTACACGGTTCTTGATTGACCTGTATATATCTTCCTTCAATATTAGAAGATCTTAATATTTCCGCATTCTCTTCGCCGAATGCAACCAGAATAGACCCACATCCTGGACTTTCACCTATTGTTCCATCTTCTCTGTGGAATTTTATCCTTCCTTTCATGAACAATATACCTTTTGCTTTCGGGAATACAACATCCTGAAACATCTTATTGTCAAGACGATTAAAAAGAAGAGCTATTCCGTTATTGTGCTCTACCATACGAGTAATAAAATGCTCTATAGTCGGTCTTGAATAAGGTGGGTTTAACCATACCCTTCCTTCCCATTTTTGTTTTAATCCATCTTGCTCTTTGTTATACATAACCCTGGCTGTCCTCCATAACGGACGCATAGGCGCACATGGATCTAAATCAAATTCCCCTAAAGCGTCTATAATTTCTTTAGGTGTGTACCATTCATCTGTACTGTTTTTAGATTTCTCAAATGATGTATTCATATATCTATGTTTTATAAGTTAATCCCATCCTCCAGTAGTGTACAAAGATACATCTTCCTCCTCTACGTTTACACCTTTAATAGCCTGTAGAAGTTTTTTCTTTGTCTCCCGGCACATATTGTAACCATATCCTTTATACCGATATGAGCGCTCCCATGTGCTTACTGGAAAAGGAGTATTTTCGTCAATGACCAGCCTCTTCATATGAAGATGTTCGAAGAATTTCTCATGATAGAGTAGTTTGTACTCGTATGCTACTATACTTGCAGATGAGAATGGAAAATAATCATCTTCCTTTTCTTCGTATTTAGGCTCCTTATAGTAGGCCATTTTTGCTACAGTAAAGTCGAAGCTCCTGAGAATCTCTTCTGGCTTTCCAAACTCTGACTCTATGAACTCTATCCATGCCTTTTCTCCCTCTTTCTGGAACGCACATACCTTCTCATTTCTGTACTTAAATTTCCATCCTTCTTTCTGATGTTTTTCATCATTGAACAAATCAACAGCTTCCTGAAAATCGTCTTCGCTTTCAAAGAAAATATCAATATCTTTTACTCTTTCTCCGGAAAGGATATTCTTAAAACATCCACCAGCTATGAACCCCTTGTGACCTTCCATATATTTGTCAAGCCATCTTATTTGCCAGAAATTATCTGGAGTATCTATTATAAAATTGTTCATATTGTTTGTATTTTACTGTCACCAAGCGAGATAAAAATTCCGCTTTACTATAACACAGTGGGTATAGTTATCCAGATCAACCCCATTTTCTTTGAATGTATCCAGAACCCTCTTTTCCACATGTTTCAATTTTACTATTATTCCCTTCCTAAACTCTTCTATTAACTTCCCGTTACATTCAATAGGCCCAATAAAACAGTACCTATTTGAAGAACTGTCACATATGCAATATGTATCACACCCAAACATATTGCTTAAAATATCCTCGTTCATAATTTCTCTATTGTTTTAATAATGATACTCTTTATTATATTTCTTCTTCACACCATTCATCCTCCCCTATCAATTGTTTATAATATTCGCTATGCTCTATCGCCAAAACATCTTGAGACAAATATTCTTGTAGCTCCAATTTGCGCATTGGAGCAAGGCAATCCAGATGCTTAGTGTCCATTTCTTGCCTATCTTCATCTACCCACACCAACGTGTCGTATCCATAACATTCTGGACATTGGTCAGCTCCACGTGGAAGAAGCATTTGTACTCCACATTGAGTACATCTCACCCAGTCTCCATGCTGCACCCCTTCGTATGTTCTTGTTTTCATATTTATTGTTTATCATTTATAACATTTACTTCTTCGCTCCACAAATGTCTCTTATATATCGGAGTGATGCCGATCAGAATACCACTATCTTCGCCCCAATACTGAAGTGTTTTAGGCTCAATTTTATGATGCAATTCTTGTATTCCTCCTTTGTTTCTGTCATAAGGAGAAAAATCAGATAATTTTACCGTTTTCATTTTTCTGGATTTTCAGCAGTTCCTAAAAGATATTCATTGCCCTCAAAAGGAATGCAATAAACATACACTGTTCCATTCAAGCATTCATATTTAATCTCCCCATCCTGATCGTCTGTAATTGTTCTTATGAATAAACTGGCCTCCCAATTATCGTCCTCATAATATTTTGCTAACACTTTGTCAAACGGCTTAAACTCATATTTCGTCCTTTCTTCAATTCCGAAGAAGCGTTTTAGATATTCTTTTGCTTTAGGATTTTTGCTTTTCTTTAACGCTTTAATCATCTTCTGTTTTTCCGAATCTGTTGCAAGTCTATAACATTCTATGTGGTTTTCGTGTGCAGCCAAATTATCCGATATATTAAGACTTTTTCCCGCTGCAAGACTCGCATAAAAAGATGTTAAATATTTCCCATGCGTATTTAAAATAAAAATATAACTTCCATCTTTGCTGCTTAACACATCTCCATCTTTAAATGTAGTATATTCCGGGACTTCAAGAAGGAGGCGATTTTCGCTGCTAAATGCTTTTCCTGTAGCAGAAAACCAATCTGCCGATACAGAAATAGAATGAATTACAACCAATAACGGACAAATTGACGAATTGTCTTCATATACTATTTCTGCTCTATTTCGTCCTTTCTCTGTCACAATCTGACCTACTCTTTCCCCTATGTTTATTTTTTTCGCCGTTTCTAAATCAAACGGGATTGTTACCATTTTATATTCCATAATCTTATTTGTTTTTATTGGTTCCTAAAAGATGTTCGTTCCCTTCGTATGGGATACACTGACTAAATCCTACCCCTCCTAAGCATTCGTATTTATTATCTCCTACTGATTCTCTGGAAAATAGATGCAATTTCCACCTCTCTTGGTTAGTTCTTCTCACCAGCACTCGTTCAAATGGTTTGAAGTCACGTTTCGGCATCTCATCTAATAGATACTCATATTCACTTAAATATCGTTTTATTATATCTATTTTTCTACTGTCTTCGGCTTTTATAATCTTTTCTGCTAAAAATTTCTTCTCTTCTTCTATAGCCTTTCTTACATGCCGTTTTTTATCTTCATCATACACATCAGTCCATAATCCGCTATGATCAAACTTAATATCTCCAGATGTTACCATTCCACATATACTTCCCATTACCCCTTTGGTAATAAGTCCATCATATATAAATTGACATCCTTTAGTGCTTGTTAATACATCTCCTTTCTTAAAATACGCTCCAGCCTCTACCCTCAATTCCAGAGTGGTGCCGCCAATAATACAACCTTCCGTGTTGGCATATATAGCACTTATCCCATATCCATCTTTTTTTACAAAAAGCAAATTATAAGGACCTGCACAGTCTTTCGACTCATATACAAATTTTATTTCAATATTATCAATTAATACCGAACCTTCTATTTCTCCGCTTTTAATTTTTCTCGCCGTATTTAAATCAAACGGAATAATAATTGCATTTTCCATATTTTTCTTGTTTTTAGTTGTTATAAAATAAGATGGGTTACTTACGCCCATCCCAGTTGCTTTGCAATACTTTCCATCTCACTATACGCAATACGATGACATCCGGCTGTCAGTATATCGTTTTCATACCGGTTTATGCTCCACTTATTGCCACCCACGTCCTCTACCAGGCCATGCCGGAACTGGCCTCCCCGGTGCAACAGTGACACCATCTGCCACATCCTTCTGGCTTCTTCTATCCCGATTTTTATTTGTTTGCTCGTTTCAATAATTCCCCCTTTTATGCGCATCCAAGCATTTACGTCAGCACAATCAATAAAATAATATGAATGCAAGAAATTAAGTTCTCCCGACTTCCATTTTTCTAATTTTTCATAAAAATCCTTACGAAATTTGTCTAATTCTTCTTCCCTTGCCCTTCGCTTTTTTTCCTGTTTTGCTTCTATATTTATTCTATATTTTTCAACTCTTTCCCGATATTTCAACCAAGTTCCTTCACCACAAACTTCATCCACAACCACATTAACGGTTCCAAGGACTTCCAGTGCTTGATGATTCAACAAGATCTGGAAAACACGTTTCAATTCACGGACATGTTCACGTTTAATTTTATCTGATTTCCGTGATAATTCATGGTTAGTTCCAAGCCATTCGTTTGCGCTCTTTTTAAGAAGACGCCGGGGAGTCCCCATATCGAAGAACTCAATATAATCCATCAGATTTTTAAAATTCCCCCAAACATCCCGATAAGACAATTCGGTTCTGGCTTTCTTGTATTTTTCAATAGCATCTTTAATACATTCCAACCTACTGGTAACAAAGGCCATGTTACCGGTATTTGACATATTATATCCAACAGAGAACACCTTTGAGCCAGTTGGTATTGCGTCACGAACACAACATTGATGTTTGCTTGTGGAAGAGGAACGATATATGTCATTAATCAAATACGCCTTTTCTCCACGCTTGTTTCGCACGATTCTTCCAACCTCAAAATGACTTCCATAGGAGTAAATACTTTCACCTTCAAAATAGAAGTTACTACCATTTGCAAATTCTTTCATTTCGTTTGCCCACAAGTGAGCGACCATAGAGTTGTTCATATAAATATCTTTTTAATTGTTTAACTTACCTTTATCATATGACATTCTTTTTTCGTATTTTTCAATACGTTCGATTATCATATCGCAGAAGACTTGCCCATCTTTTTCGGAACCTCTGAAGTAACCGATCATCTTCAGGATATTCCCGTTAAACTCATGGACAAACTTGTTGTAATAATGTTCTCCCATAACTTTCCCGTATTTTTCTATGAACAAATCCTTGTCCAACGATTCATCTTTAAAACAACGGTTGTAATCCCATATTACGACACGAAGTAACGTTTCAAAATCCAACCTTTCCATATCCTGTATTATTTAAGTTCAAACTTGATGCCTTCCAGCAACTGAGAGCGGTCTACGTTATTCACAAAATCATCAAACTCTTCCTGTGTGATTTTTCCTCCATAATCGTTCCAGTTGAAAGATAAAGTGTTCGTGTGAGGATAATATATAACATTATTAATTGGCAATCCATAATCAAACACACAGAGTATTATCTTCTTTTCTGCTTCTGCTTGTCTGATTTTTTTATCGTATCGCTCACAAATTTCAGCACGTTTTGCCGCCATCTTTGCTTTATGGGCTTCCACTCTGCGTTTCTCTATATTTTCTGAGGAATAATGCCCGGCTTTAATACGCTCTTCAATAAGAGATCGTTCCTCGTCCGTTAGTGTTAAAACAAATCTTTCTTCTTCCGGCTTATATGGATTAACCCACTTCTTTCCACACAATTTTTCAAGTTCCGCAATAAGCTCTTCTGATTCTCTTTTCCATCTATCCACAATCCCAAGATTGAAAAGCTGATACTTGAAATACAACTCATCCTCAGAGGCTTTATATAATTCTGCGCATTCTTGTTCTGATATACGCAAATACTCCATTGCTACAGACATGCCACTTCTTCTAACGTGATATATGCCATTTTCCACCGGATACACAGGAGCACCATAATGGTTACAAAGATGCAACGATATGAATTTTGCCAATTCCGGAAAATGTTTTGCAACTTCATCGTGACAGCAGTCTCCCATATACTCCTTGTATTGTCCACGTTGATTTTTCCATCTAACATCGACTGTTACGCTCCAGTCACACATATTGCTACGACAATCATCATCTAAAGATACTGTGACTGTTATTCTGTATTCTTCTTTGTTTTCTGTAAAGAATTTTGTACTTAAATAAGTTAGTTTGTTTGCAGTTTCCATATTATTTTAGTTTAATCATTACACTTATGAAAAATAAAATCTGCACACTCTCCGGGAAGTGTTCCTGCGTCATTACAACGGTAAAACCCTTGTGTTTCCAAATCTACATCTACCGGATAACCTTCTGCTTTTTTCAAAAAAGCATCTATTTCCTGTATTTCTTCTTCAGACAGTCCTGAATAATCACCGTTTATCAGAGCGCAAGCCCAATAAATCGGAAGCCTGTATCTTATTATTTCTATCATACCACCTTCGTTTATACGCATTCTATTATATCCACATCATCAATTTGAGCAACCTGTACACCTTCGTCGTTTTCTATGATATATACATTAACTGCAAAAGGCGAACAGAAACCATTTTTTGATTCTCCTCCAGTGATGGGATTATTATCCTCATCTAACCCGCCCCATACCTCAAAATGATATTTTCCGAAATCAAAATAAGAGAACCAGACATTATTGTCTTCATGTATTTCAATCTCTTTTTTTATCTATTTTGTAATTATGTTTACACCCACCATATTTAAATGATATGGTTATATATTTATCAAATTCTTTCATTTTATATCTTCATTAGTCTGCAATTTGCATCTTCAAATACCGGAATCATCCCTTGTTCTCTAAAATAAGCAGTGGCCACTTTAAAAGCATACAGCGGATTTACTTTCTGGATTTCCCGCTGTGATTTGTAGAAAGATAACGGTTGACATACATAGAAGTTTTCATTGCCAAGACTCCCAAAAAGCCAATCCATACTACCTTCATCACAATTAGTGCCACCCAGTATTATTAAATCACATCCGGTCTTTCTGGTTCCAAGAATAAATATCTTATTCTTGTTTTTCGGTTGCATAAATATCTCCTTGTCGATTTTAAACCAGTCACTCTGGCAACTCTCCACATCCCGACGAACGATTTCGTCAATTTCACGGGCATATTCTTCTTGTGTTTTCATAAGATATGTTATTAAAAATGATAACTAAATATGTTTCTTAAAAGAAACTCCAACAAAATGTTACGATAAATTCTCCCATTCCGTATTCAGCAAGTTGCTTAAACGATTCTATCCCATTGCAGTAACAAAAAACATCATCATTGTCATCATCGTTGATGTTCAATGATAGTTTCATTGTCTTTCTTTGTTCATCTCCTGTCTCTTTCCGTACAATCTGACATTCTACGTATTCAGGCTCCTTCCCTGTTCTTTCTACAAATTCATGAAACCTTAAATCAATTTCATGTTTGACTTCTTCAATGTTGGATATTATCACCTCGTTTTCACAATTCGAGCAAATAGCATGCATAAAAGATCCATCAAAATAATCTATTATTTTTCCGGTATTCGGATTTACTATGGCTTCACAAGCAACATTTGTTCCACCACATCTTGTACATATATATCCCATAATTATCTGTTTTTAAAATGTTCAACAATTTCATCTACTGTAGCCTTACGTCACGCAAAGCAGGCCCCGTCTCCCCTGAACCGGAGCTCTTCGCACTTTCCCACCTGTCTCCTGTGGCGTCCGTCACTATCAGCCATTATAACCTATTCTTCTAAATCATTCTCTATCATAACTTCCTTTATCAATTCATCTGTCTCCTCGTAACATCCCCAGCAAGAATCAACCTCTTCCCATTCTTCACAATCTTCATCCTCTCTTGATTCGTCTTTGTATCTCTTGGTAAATGCTACCTTCTTTTCAAGAACGTACCCTTTTACATCTCCCCACATCCACATACCTATGGACTTTACTTCATTATCTATAATTTTGGCACAATCTTCTTTCCAGTCTCCTTCTTTATCGCAGACTTCATTATCATATTTTTCTTTTGTAACGTATGCTATCCCTTTTATATAATCACCTTGATTATAACCCCTTGTTGACCACTCTATAGCCACCACATCTTTTCCATATTTGGATATGATATCTAACAAATCTTCGTCATCCAGATCCTCTATTAATTCTCCTCTGCAATCAAAGTCCGTCAAATCACTTGGTGAAAACTCTTGATCTATATATGGACTTGTCTTATGCTTCAACTCCCATACATTGCTACCTCTGTTGTATGTGAATGAGATCCCATTCGCTTCCCCTTTCTTTAAATATTTTACAATGTCTTTCTGTTCTATATGCTTCATTACAATAGCATCAATAACATCTCTAAGATTATGCTTGTTATCGTAGAAGAAAGTTTTCCAATTGCATTCATCATGCAATCGATGCATATCAGAGTATTCAAAAAAGAATGACCCAAACAAACCCCAATTAGTTATAGGGCATTCTGAATCACGGCAATAATACACTTTAATGCGATAATCACCTACTTCTTTTGTTGTAATAAGATCGTCTTCCATGTCTTTATATTTTAAATAGTTCTTAATTTTTCTGCTGCTGTCATAATATTAATCTGTTATTCTGTAATAATAATCAAGTTCTTCTCCCTTAAAGTTGTTCATGGCATACTCGTCAGCTTCTCGCCACAACCGGTCATACAGTGCAGCCAGTTTACGATTGCTTTCATAATGTTGCCAGATTTTATGATTCAATACAAGCGTTAATTCCGTGAAAAACTTATAATCATCTTTCCATTCACTGAATGCACGTTTGTAGGTATCCTTGACACCTGCTATACCATACTTGTCGGCTATGCTGAAATCTTCCCAAAAGGTAGTCATTGGGTCATAGCCTACTTCTTTCATAAATTCTTTAAATGTCATAAGCTATTATTTTAGGTATATGATTGCCTAAATTCATAATATTTGTATCGTTTTCATTGTTCACTATCTGACTAATATACGACCCTGGCCACAGACAGCCAGGCCGACCTCATGGCAGGGCAGGCTCCACCTTACCCTGGCTGTTCTGCCCACTCCCTGTACCCTACGTTAAAACCAATAGGATCATACCTTTTGATCATAGTGCCGTAATTCTCTCTACCGCAATACCTGTTCTTTCCTCCAATGATCCATGTTTCATCGTCTCTATCTGGAGATATGGAGTTAAGAAACTTCTCATAATCTTTTCTACTCTTTCCCATCTTTGTCTTGATTTAAACAATAGTTAATAAAATAAGCAACCTGTTCATTTTCCCCTGTATTATCATAATCACCTAAAGTCATATCATCATAATCCAGCAGAACTATACGAAAATCGTTTTTTGACATACACTTCCGTTAAATACATAGGAATCCCAGCAATTTCTATTATCACCGGAAACTGATCGTCAAAGTCAAATACATCATTAGTTTCTTTAAATTCTTTAAACTCTTTAAATTTTAGCTTTATAATTCCATTGTTTTCTGCTAATGCTTCTTTGATGTACTTTAATCTTTTTGCATTCAGACTGGCCTCTGCTTTTTTCTATTTCTTTGTACAATTCATTCAGATCCATATTCCACTATATTTATGTTATCGAATTTTTCTTTTATAACATCCAAGGCACCACACTCGTTTGTTACCATAACATACTTTCCTGGCTTCATTCTCCACAGATTGAAATACCTTGTCACATTTATAATGTTATTAAATAATGATATTTCGTATCTTGTGTTCCCATTTTCATCATGTCCCGCTTTTTTAAAATAACATAGGGTCGGCTTGTATTCGAAATAATTAAAAAGCCTGTACCATCCCTTCCCGTTACATGTTTCACGATTCCATATTCCAGTAAGCTTCCTATATCCCCTTACCGGTATTTTCTCTATTTTTTTTGGTACGATCTTGACATACTCTCCTTCTCCGATTGGTATAGTCATATTACCTGTCTCTTCCGTGCAAAAGTATTCTATTTCAGATGCCATGTCTTTATATACATAGAACCGGTATAGGTTCCCGTCAGGGTCTACCCGATCCATGTAATATAATATCACTTTGTCTACTTTTATCTTTTTCATTCCTTTATTCTCCTTATCTTTAAATCGTTATTCCCACAGTATTCCTTCAACCAACTATCCGTTAGATAACGATTAACTCTATCGTATTTCTTTTTCGGACCCTTGCTCCAGAATTTCCATTCGTTTGTGATATTGTACCCATATTTATCAAACCAATGGATATAATACACTACGTTACCGTACAAATCCACTCTTTTTCTTTCCTGTATGACTACCTCGTAAGGCATCTTCTTGTCTCTTTTCTCCATATTTGTCCTCTTTTCTTGAATAAAAAAAAACGGCACCTATCTTCGCAGACCAGTGCCGGTAACTAACTTACATGGAAAACTATTTTACTTCAACTAATTCTACAGAGCTGTAGAATTTAGTGAAGCTACCAACAAATTCTCTTATATTTTTATATTCTTCTGGTCGTTTTCCGTTACCGTCTTTTATGTAATTCACCCACAGTCTATCCTCTATGTTCTTAATCGCATTTTCTATCGTAAATTCGTCGCTGACACACATTAAGCACGAAGATCCGGCTTTCTTATGTGGTTTGTACATTCTTGAAAAAGACCATATTTTTATCCTGTCGTATATATATCCGTTGTTAGGATAAACGAATCCTATTCGACTGTCACCTTCTTTGGCGTAAAACACACCTGGCTCCTTCCCGCCCTTTCTATATACTACAAATCCTTTTTCTTTTAGGATCTTAACCACTTTGTCTAATTTATTTTCCACGTTCATTTTCATGCAAGTATTTAAAAACGACTCTCATTATAGTTGCGAAGTTCTCCACCTTAACCCACTCATGAGCTACTGCTCTAAGTACAGATGTTTCATATGTTGGAACATTGTCTTCTTCAATCATCTTACAAGAGGCCAGAACTCCTTCGTCGGCTTTAGTCCGCGGTCATGCAGCTCGCAGAGACCGTCTGGCCGGCGGAACACGCACCACCCGTCTTTCTCTGTTGGCTGGATCATCGCTATTGGTTTTTCTTTCACTGCAAGATACCCCACCATCCACATTGTCTCTTTTAGCCTGTCAGCATATCCGGCATCTATGATGGCTTCTATGTCTTTTGGCGTACCAATACAAGAAACTTTACACATGTTCTTGCATTTATCACATGTACAAGGTTGCTCCCATCTGTTATGATCTATGCCTACCAACTTCTTTATCCGTTTTACTTCCTCTTTCATACTTCTTTTGTTAGTTCATCATAATAAGCTTTCAGTTCCGGTGAAGCGTATTCCATAAATGCTCCAAACAAGTAGGGCACCTCTATTATCATATTCACATTACAACCTTCTGCCTGTGAAAGCGATTCAAGATCATTACTGTATGAACACGTTACATGAGCTCCTACATTAAACACATGTAAATCTAATCTCGCATATTCCATACATAAATCTAACGCTTTAAACAAGCTCTCTACCTCAATCTCCTGAAATAGGTCTATAAACATCCTTAAATCCATTATTTCACCACCCTTTCCACGTGTTTAATTAATACTACCGCCATTCCCTTACCGGTTTTTATCGCACATTCTGACCCTTTTATCCATTCTACACACCCTACATACTTTTCCGTAGCATGAAATCCGGGATTGTATTTTCCAGATGTACTAAACTCTACCGTATCCCCTACCTTTAGATCATCAAAAGCGATAGACCATGTGGTCCAAATTCTGTCATGTCTCCCAGGCTGAATGGCTCCGATTACGCCCTTCTTACGACCGTTTTTTATTGCCCTTAGTATTATCTTTCTGTCACCTTCGATAAGGCTGCAAAAGCGCCCGTAAAGGGTCAAATCAACCTGTTTTCCTCCTATTTCTTCTCTTATTTTTGTTATTCCGTTCATTTTCTGATTTTGTTTTATTTTTTTCTTTGTTTTTCCTATCTTCTATAGAAGATGATAATAACATTATCTTTTCTATGTTACTTTTTGACTGTAAAAAAGAATCGCATTTCATTACTACTACCACCTTCTTAAGCTCCCCATTATCGTATAGCGATACACGCATCATGTTTTGCGCCTCGTCCACTATCAGACCTGGAGTAGTCTTAACCATTTTACGTAGCTTATTATACTCCGGTCTTTCCATTTCCTCTGTTTATTACTCTATAGTATTTATCTTTATCTCCCTCTTCCAACTTCTCCAGATAGAAAATTCCATCATGTAAATGAGACAAACAAAACCTGTATCCATATTTCTGCACTCTTCTTACATGATCCCGCAGTCTTATTTCTTCACTTTTGTCTTGTACTTTGATCTTAATACTGTCTCCTTCTTTGATTGTGTATAAAATAGTTTGAATCTCTTCTTTTTCCATATTATAAAATAATTTAACGGCAGCACCTATACTCACGCACCAATACTGCCTTATGTTTAACAATTAAATACTTAACTCTTCAATGGTCAAGCCTTTTTCTTCTGCCCACTTTAACATCGTACATAATTCTGTTTCTGATTTATATTTCGGATCACGCCACGCCCATCCGTATTTATCCAAAACATGGTGATATAATTCGTCGGCTTCTGCTGTATGCACGTCATTGAATAAATACTCCGAACCTTCCGGTATAAGCATTTCTGTTGTTGCGAAATCGGAATACAACAAACATTCGTAAGCATATTCTGTTATTTCACTCCATGCTTCTCCGGCTTTAAATCCAAATTCTTTTACAAAAGCCAAAGTTAGATACATATTTAATAGTACTGCCGGATCATATCCTGAATTTGGATTCTTTTCTATTATTTCTTTCTCAAACTCCTTTAGATTTTCGGGCCCGAAAAATATGTAGCCCTGAACTGATTTATAATTTACCTCAGCATATTTTCTACATCTATCATCATCGATTATCTTACCAATGTTGGATAACAGCATCTGTCGCCACCCATCACAGAACTCCACCTCTACCTCCATCCAATCAGTATCATAGTTATACTCTCTTGGGTGTCCGACTGATATCACCTTTATATCCTTTACACCATATACTAAAAGACGTTCTTTAACCTCGTCCGCCCATTTTTGCACATAAGGTATGAACGCATTACAATAAGAATCAAAATCAAAATTTGATTCTTCTTCATATTCCGGCATCTCATCATATTCCTGTGAAAAGAAATGACGCGGGTCTGCTACTGTTTCATAAAAACTTACGTTAATGAAACAAAATTCGTTGGTTGTTGTTTTTAATATCATAACTTTTTGTATTTACGTACATTTTTCTTGCCATAGAATCTACACATGGCACGAATCTGACTATAAAATACTTTTGTCCTCCTGGCCTCAAAGTATTTAAACATTTCTTCATTCTTTGTCTCCCACACGTAATCCGTTTGAGAACTTATGTGATTTTTATCTTTGCGTGAATAATGGTAATATGATACCACAACACGTTTCGCACCATTCTTTACAGGTACGATATTCACATCTATGTTATTATCTGTCATATTATTATTGTTTTATGTATTATACAAATACAAAGAGCGCATACCTTCACAGGCCGGCGCTCCTTTCAATAAAAATGAAAAAACTAACATTACATAAACATATTGTTTTCTGCTCTTTATTACAATACTTTTGTTCCGCAATTATTATATCTTCCGTACTCTTTTTTCGTATCATTCAAGATTTCAAAAACCATCTTCTTGTGATCTTTGTTTGGTAACTTGTCTTTAACGGCCGATATTACACCCGCTATAGACGTAAAACCTGAATCTGTTATTGAACACAGCAATAATCCCCTTTCGTCGTCTGTGCTTATCGCTGACGCCTTTATAATATCATTCTTGTATATTCTCATAATCTTTCGTTTTATTATCTACAAACTTATCTATATCGTCTCTTATTCTTTTTAGCACTCCGGCTATAATTTCCGGCATCTCTCCTTCGGTACGGTTCAGAGTTTCTATCACCCCATCAATCCTACCAATTTGACGCCATAAGAAATTGGCGTCTTTCGTATTAAATTTCCCCATCATGTTTTTACAGTAAACAACTTGCTTTTTCAAACACCAGTCTTGCGATTCTGAGAGTGAACACCGTTCGGAGTCGTTAAAAAATATACAATCTTTGCAGAACATAAGAGGGTCTTCGTCGTCACCAACCACTTTGACATCATACTCTATGCCATGCAATTTTAATCTAAATACATCTCCTACTTCTTTAGAAGACAAATCCATGTCCGGACCGAATGTTATTACTTCCATATAATTATGTTTTATTGTTTGTGAAATGCCCAGAATCGAACCAGGACCGACACATACATACCGGCACGCCGCGTCATCTCCTCTATGATACAGAAATAGACATGCCTATTCTCACGAACCGACATGCCAAAACCCAAAAACTTAATTTGATGAATAAAATAGATTAACAAAAATACTATCCTAATTCTTTTATAATATCTTTCACAATATTCAACCTTACCTCCTTCGTTTCTGGGCTAATACAACCAAACCACCCATAAAACGTTCTTGTTTCCTCTGGTTCTGTAGCCATACCTATCTTCTCCTCCAATTCCGGGAAATATATTCTCACCATTTCGTCTGAACGAAACTCATAAATATTTTTATGTTTTTTGAAATACATAAACACTACATTTCTTAACGCAACACATATGTATTCCCCATCCTCTTGCCAATCAATCATCTCATATACCTTTTTCCAAATGAATAATCGCTCTTCTTTTGTAAACATATCTTTCTTTATTTTTGTGGTATTATTTGACTGTACGCAGACTTTTCCATGTACACAATACTATGCTCCTGTCCAAGTATTTTCTTTGCTGCTTCTTTCTTTATCGCGCAATATCTCCCTGTACGATACGGATTCTTTTGATCTGATCCATCCTCAACTTCGATAATAAAACAACCTCCGTCATCTATTATCTTTTTGCAATTGTCACATATTTCTCCCGTGCATATATGATGCGGCGCCTGCCCTTTGATGTTATTCCCTAATAAAGCAATCCCCATCTCTTCACCGCATACTATGCATAGTTCTATGGATGGATTCAACCCATGCTCTGGATGCAATACAATACCGTCTTTCATTTTCTATCCTCCTTTATTAATTCTATTATAAACTTTTTATCTTGTTCCCACAATGGCAGCCCTTCTTTTACTGTGTATGCCACTGTTTCCCTCTCTCCTATTAATCGCACGGCAATCTCTCTTGCTTTCAAGTCATCCTCCTCATGCGATTTGTTTATTAAATCATAGGCACATGATTCCACCTTTTGCCTTTCGATTATTATCGAACCCATTAACTCGCTTATATGCGATCCTAAAAACGATAAGACATTAATAGCTTTCCCAATATCATTTGAAATAGCACTTGCTAAATACATCTTATCCATATACTCCGGCAAAGCCTCGTATGCCGTTTCTATGTTTTTATACTGATTTTCGTTTACCTCCCTTTTAATTAGTTCTTCAAATTCTTCTTTTAACATGTTCTTCCCTATTTTAATGTTGTGTGAGATCGCCGGAATCGAACCGACCTACCGCACCATGAATCCCATAAAGCAAATGCTCCGATCTTCGCAGATGGGAGCATTCTGTCTAAAGCATAAGAAAATTAATGAAGAAATTTTTCTCACTTACGCCATAGCATCTAAAATAGCTATCAGCACTATTTCTATGACAAACATAATAGAAAATATCTTAAATGCCTTTTTCATATCGCTATCTCCTCCTTTTTATTTTTTTTTAGTTCCACAATAAACTGTTCCGGCTCTGCTCCGACCTACGTTCCACCTACAACCGCAGGCCTTAGCCCAAGGCGCCGCCTACCCCCCCCTCTATGGCAGCCTGTTCGTACCTACAAATCCAATCTCCATCTATACAACTATCACTACGCGATAATAAACATTTATCCTTATAACAATCATAAAAAATACACCTATCACAACTGTAATCCTTAACGTCTACACAGCTAACTACCTTAGCATATACTATTCCATCACTGCCTTCTATTCCTTTTACCCCGAAAATAGAACCTTCTACCTCCTTACTCAAATCTAAGTCAGGCGCAAAGTCATATACGTTCATACCATCCATATTTTAATTGTTAAACATCCCGCTTAAAAAAAAATACTCACATAATGCAGTCCTCAACCCTTAATCTGTTGGAAGGAACCTATATAATGCTGTTTTAAAACGCTTATCTATTGAATTTTGCTGGAAATGATCTACAGAACACTGTTTTAAAACGCTTATCTATTGAATTTTTTAAAACGCTTATCTATTGAATTTTGTTGGTAGGGAGTGTGAATTTTGTTGGTAGGGAGTGTGAATTTTGTTGGTAGGGAGTGTGAATTTTGTTGGTAGGGAGTGTGAATTTTGTTGGTAGGGAGTGCCCTCCCTCTCCCCCCTCTCCAACTCCCGCTAATCCTCCGGCTTTCCGCATAGAACCTGCGCTCTCAGCCTCGCCACAGGCATACGGAGAGCGCTACAAGCTTATACTCTGGCATGAAGTGTGGGGTGTTTAGAGATAATATCATTCCATAGAGAGAATAGAGAGTCTTCAGCCCACGCCCTACCGCCTGCTCTTCCTATCAAGATAGATATTTAAACCTATAATCAAAGCCAACAAAGAAAAGCAAAAGACCATTACAATATTATACTGATCCGGTCCGTACTCCAACATAGAACGAATACCAACCGACAGAAAATACAAGTCAGCTACTAATAAAAACCACCACATAAAATAAAAAAAATACAATAAGTATGTCCGAAAATACGGGTATTATAAAACCTAACTAATTAATAATCAAGCATACCTCATTTTTGAGAAAAATACAATAAGCTTAATTTTCAATCCATAGAGACGAAAAAGGCGGCATCCGACACCCTATTTTGGGTCAGAAAACCGCCTAAAGTTTCGTTTTAAACCAATTTTAACGACATGATATAGACAAAATACCGGCATTATATCCAAACTATCATATTTTAGTTTCGTTTTAGACCAATATAGCTCACATCCGCCGTTCACCCTCAGAATATCCTACCCGTAAATAGAAAGAGTAGGATACAAAAATAGGGCTGCTCCGATATTCGGAACAACCCTACTCCTGTTTAAATACTGTTTATGTTTTCCTTCACGTATGTTCGTGATGTATGGACTTTGCGTTTGCATTTGTCCTTTCCCGTATCGGCATGATACGCTTCTTTGAGATCACGATACAACATAAATTCACGATACGCTCTCTTTCTTTTTTCCTTGGCTTCCTTCCTGGATAGACCGCGTACGTCTACCATGTGTGCCTTAAATTTCTTTTCCATATCAAATTAAGTTTAGTATAGAGGTTGCTCCGGACTCGAACCGAACGCGCATTCCTATCCTGTACGAATTTTATGCTACAACCAACAGCCCGTAATTAGTACGTAGTTCTTGTGTACAGGCCCGTACTATGTTGTTATTATATTTTCCGTCTGCTACACTATTTCGCC